TGATTGCGGTACTCGTTGGACACACCGGTGTAGATCGCCGTGGTGCTGGCGAACTTGTGCCCCACCTGGTCCTGCACGAACTTGACCGGGTAGTCGAACTCGACCAGATGGGTGACGTAGGAGTGACGCAGGCAGTGCGGGTCGAGCGCCGGGTCCAACCCGGCCGCCTTCTTCGCGGCGACGAACGCCTCGTTGACCAACCGCGTGGACACCCGCCCCCGACGCTCGGTCACCCACAGCGCCGGATGTTTCCCCGGTCCCAGAGCCGGGCGGACCTCATGCAACCAGTGCTTCACCACCGGCACCATCCAGTCCATCTCTGGCACCAGCAGCACGGTGCGGCGCCGCGGTGGACCGCCCCGCGATGCCTTGCCGTAGCGCACCATGACCATCCCGCACCGGCCGAACTGCGGCGCTTTCGGATTCGATCGCACGTCAACGAGATCAAGCATCGCCACCTCGCGTCGGCGCAGCCCGAAGGCGTACGTCAGCTTCAGCATCGCCGCGTCCCTCAGCGCGGACAACGCGCCCTTCACCCCTCGCGCTCTGATCTGCTCCGCCCGTCCGTCGGCGGCGTCGAACAATGCCTGCAACTCGTCGTAGGTCAGCGGTCGCCGGCTCGGGTCGCCCTCGTAGTCCTCGACATGGATCACCGAGTTGTCCTGGTGAAAAACCTGCTGTGGTGCCATGCCGAACCGGTCGACGCACAACGAGGCCCAGCCGTACCGTGCATCAAGCAGGTACTCACAGAACATCCGCAGGTCAACCTCGTACGCGCGAGCCGTCGACAGTGCCAATGGCCTGTCGCCGCCGCGTAGATGAGCGATGAACGCTTCTCCCTCGGCCGGCGTCCACTGCCACGGATACAGCCCCGAGAACTCCGCCAGCCGCCGCGTCAACCGCAACCGCTGCGTCACCGTCGCCTCAGCCAAGAAGCGACTGCGTTGCTGTGTCGCCCACCCCCGCAGCATCTCCTCGAACACCACGGGCGCCGGGTCCAGATGCACGACGTTGGGCGCCAGCACGAGGCTCGCCGAGCCAGGGTCATCACGCCGCACTCCGACGTTGTATCAGGTGCATCATTCTTGCAGCTACCTGACGCGCCCTGAACACGCCGAGAAACACCTCGACGTCATGCGCGCAGAGAGCCCCGTTCACCTGGGATTCTTCTCAGACCGCCGACCGCACCAATGTTGCATCTAATGCAATTCCGCGCACTTGGGCGGGTCGTGGGAGACGTCGCCGCAGCCGGGCCACCGGCAGGCCAGGATGAGGTGTCCGCCGCACGGGCAGGTCGTCCAGCCGCGGGCGGCGCGGGTAGCGGATCCGCCGTCGTAGGGGTGGCCGTTCGGGCAGGCGGCGGGCGGGTCACCGGCCAGTTCGCGGACGGTGCGGTGCTGGTGCCGGGTGATGTCGGGGTTTGCGCGCGCCCAGGCCACCAGCTGGCGTAGCTCGGCGACGGTGTCGACGCGGCGGGCGGAGAGTCGGTCGCCGGGCAGGCCGGGCCGCCATCGGACCTCGATCTCCCAGCGTCGTACCCACTCGGACACGCCCTGACCTTATCGAACAGGCGTTCGATTAAGCCTAGTTGACGGGTGTACGCGGAGCACTACGCTCAGCGAGTGAGTCTCGATGACGCGATCAACGCGATCCACCGCCAGAACGAGTACCAAGAACGCGAGGCGGCGAAGAAGCGGCAGCAGCTGCGCGAGGAAGACGAACAGGTCCGCCAGCTGTGCCTGGAGGCGGTCGAACGGCTGGCCGGGCTCGGCAACGAGGAGTTCGTGCGCGTCGAGCCGAAGCGCAGGATGCTCTGGCCGCCGTACCGCGACCCGCAGGGCAACCGGTACGCCGTGGTCTCCCGCCGCCGCTGCTGGATGATCGTGGACATCAGCGGAATCCGCGAGTCGGACCGGGAGGCCCGCGGCCCGATCCGGAAGTCGCCGGTCCTGCTGCTCAGCGACGGCACGCTGGGCCGGTTCTGGCCGGAGCCGCTCGGTCTGCGGGCGACGTCCTGGGATGAGGAGCGAGCGGTCGAGTACGTGTCGTCCGTCGACCTGGACCCGGCCGGGCGGGACAACTTCACGATCGGCAGCTACAACTCGAACTTCGTGATGCTGGTCAAGGACCGGCTCGCTCATGCCGTTGTCGCCTACCAGCGGCGGGCACGCGGGTGATCGTCAGCGTCTAGAACGCGATGATCGGACCGCCGCCGGCGAGCCCGGCGTACAGGCCGGGCTGGCCGGTGAGCACGTAGCCCTCGTTGTCGACGGCGGCGAGGAGCGCGGCTGCGGCGTCGAGGCGACCTACCGTGTCGTAGACGACCGCCAGGGCCCGCCAGCTGGACGGGTCGACGGTGAGCACCACGGCGGCGGGGTGGTTGACGAGCAGGTCGAGCCGGTCACCGTCGGCGGCGGCGCGGGATGCTTCGGCCAGGCACATCACCGGCACCCCGAAGCAGCAGTCCTCGTCGGCCAGCTCGGCGATCACCTCGCCGACGTGGATCGACTCGCGGCAGAACGCGAGGATCGCGGAGGCGTCGAGGATGATCCGGATCGGGCGGTCGTTCACGCGGCGCGGGCGGGGAGGCCGATCTGGGCGCGCAGTTCGTCACGCAGCTCGGTGGTCCACCGCTGGTCGGCCGCGCGGAGCCGCTCCCGGGCGCGGGCCTTGCCCTCCGGGGTGACGACGATGCCGGCGGCGGCGAGGACGTCCTCGCTGCGGGTGCCGGTCTCGGGGCTCTGGTTGGCCATGTCCGCAGGATACCCCCGTACGGGCGGGTAGTCACCCACGACGCGGAGCGGCCCCGCACCCGGGCAGGTTGCGGGGCCGCTGGTAGCGGTGGGTCAGGTGGTGCAGAACGCGATCACCCAGTCGGGCAGCGGCTCGGGTTCCGGGGTGAGGTGCTTGGCCGCGTGGACGCCGGTGAGGGCCTGGCCGAGCGCCCGGTCCAGGTCGGGCCAGGACACCCAGTCGGAGTCGATGTCGCCGAGGACCCGGCCGGCGGCGACGGCCAGGCGGACCTGTCGGGCGGCCTCGGTCAGGTGCTGGGCGGCCTCGACGCGGGCCTCGTGGACCCGGACCGCGTGGTCGAGCTCGGCGGTGTGGGCCGGGCAGAGCGGGCTGCCGTCGGCGTTCGGCTGGCCGCAGGGCCCGGCCGCGTCCGGGTTCGGGGCGGGGCAGGTCCGGACGGTGGCGGGGGCGGTCATGCGGGCTGCCCGGCGTCGATCCGGGCGGCGATGGCGCCGCCGTGCTCGCGGATCAGCTCGTCCAGGTCGGCGACGATCGCCGGCCAGATGTGCTGCTCCCACAGGGCCACGTACGTGATGGTCGGTTCGAGGGGCATGCCCGCCTGGGCCAGCGCGGAGCCTTCGGCGTCGGTGAGCTGCCGGAAGAACTCCCGGTACGGCTCCGGCGTGGTGGTGATGGCCTTGGCCCAGAGGCCGGTGTCGGCCGGAGCGGCGGTGAGCCGGCGGGCGAGGTCGCGCATCTGGGTCGCGGCGCGTGTGTAGGCGGTGGCGGTGCCGTCGTGGTGGGCGGCGCCGCTGGCCGAGCCGGCGTCGCGGTGACGCTTCGCGGTCTTGCCCTCGTGCAGGGCGTACAGCTCGAACTGCTCGGCGATCGCCGTGCACACCGTGGCCGCGAGGGCTGCGGGGTGCAGCGGGGCGTCCACGGCGGCGCGGATCCGCGCGCCGAGGTCGGTCGTGGGCTGCTGCTGCATGGATGGGTCTCCACTTCCGGGCCGGTCGCTCACCGGCCCACGGGTTGCAGGGTAGGCCACCGCGTCCAGCGCGGCGACCGGCCCGGCCGTCACCGCGTTGCGGCGGCCGGGGCGTAGCGGGCGCGGTACTCGCGCGGGTCGTACACGTCGTAGCCGAGGTCGACACCGCCGAACTCGTGCCGCCACCACAGCCCGTCAGCGAGGCGGGTAGCGCCGGTGCAGGTGACCGGCCGGGCGGGCCGGTAGTCGGCGAGCGCGGCGGCGACCAGCGACGTGTCCCGGTCGACGGTGACGCGGCGGGGCAGGTAGATGACGACGCCTTTGCCGTGCAGGAGGCCGGTGGGGCTGGTGGCGGCCTTCATGCCGAGACCGGCGGCCCACACGATCGGGAACACGGCGGCCAGGGCGGCGCGTACGTCGGCGAGGGTCGCGGCGGGCGCGTAGAGCTTGTGCCCGGACCACGAGTCGGGCATGAGCAGCTGCTTCCACGCCGGGGTGGGCACGCGGCCGTCGTCGGCGATGCGGTGCCAGCGGGCGATCGCGTCGACCGCGTTGGTCGCGACGACGGCGCGTTCGAGGGCGGTGAGGTCGGCGGGGTCACCGAAGCGGGCAGGGCCGGCGATGTCGTCGGGCAGCTCGGTGCCCTGGATCTCCCACCAGTCGGGGGCGGCCGGCGCGGGGTGGATGGCTGGCGGGGCGACGGTCGTGGTGGTCACGGGGGTCTCCATCCTGCGGGTCGCTCGCCCGCTGGCCGGGGTGGATCAGATCAGGTGGAGCACGTTAAGGACGACGGACGGTGTGGCGGCGATGAACGCCTTCACCCGGTCCGGGCCGATCGCGGCCATCAGGACAGCGGCGGCGCCGAACGTGGCGGCGAGGGTGGCGTAGAAGCTGCGCGGCATGGGGGTCCTCCGGTCTCTGGCGGGTCGCTCACCCGCACACCCCAAAGTGTAGCGCAGGTTAGGCGCTCCGCATAGCAAGCTCGGCGTCCAACTCGTCCACCAGCTGCTGCGCGGAAAGGTCAACCCGCAGTCTGTGGCCGATCCGGCCCTCCAGCGCGGCCACTTCGCGGGCCTTCGCCGGCCACAGCCGTGTGGCCTTGCGGAGGTCGCACGGCGAGGCGAGCACGCAGAACGCGCAGGACGCCCGGGTAAGGCCGTGGTCGTACACCGGGTGGTACGGCACCCCGGACGCCTTGATCCGGTCCCACACCTGCTCGTCGGTCCAGGAGTGGATCGGCAGCCACCGCCACACGTGCCGGGTCGTCAGCGACGTGGCTCCGTGGTCCAACTCGAACGGCTTCAGCTTCTGCCGGCCGCAGGACTCGGCGCCGCGCATGCCCATGACGTTGAGGACCCTGACCGGCCGGCCGAGCGACTTTGGGCCTCCCAGCTCGTCCACCAGCTTGGTGATGAGTGCACGCACGGGCGCTCGCTTCTGGTCGGACGTGCAGTACCTGGCGGCCGAGGAGGGGAACATGCCGCGCTCCTCGATCTGCTCCAGCAGGCCCTGCCGCTTGCCGTCCTTGGTGCGGCGGCTGACGACGATGAACCGGACGCCGTACGCCGCAGCGTGCCGGCCAGCCAGGTCGGCGGTCCCCTTCCAGTCCTTGGCCAGGGGGATGGTCTCGTCCCACTCGCTGTCGCGGAGGTCTGCGTGCACGGCCACCACGCGGTCGAGGATGCCGAGTCGGCGCGCCTCCGTGGCCACCACGTCGAGGATGGCCTGGGAGTCCTTCCCGCCGCTGATGTTGACGATGATCCAGTCGAACCAGGCGAGGTCGTCCGCGAGTTGTGGGGGCAGCGGCAGCGCTTCGAGCGCGACGCGTCGCAGGATCGCCCGGATGTGCGCCTTGGTGAGGTGCGGGGCGTAGCTGGCCCAGTCGTCGTTCGTCAGGGCTGGCGGGATGTCCGCCAGGCGCTTGGTGGTGCAGCAGGGCCGGTCGCAGCCGTCAACGGTGGCGCGGGCCATTGGGTCTCCGATCGTCGTGCGGATCGCTCATCCGCAGGGGTATGACGATGGCCGGGCCGCGCAGGGCGGCCCGGCCGGGGTGGTCAGGGGCAGTCGCAGTCGCCGACGGGCAGGTCCCGGCAGGTCGGGCAGAGAGGCTCGACGGTGTACGCGCCGGGCCGGTTGGTGGCGTCGGCGTTGTCGGCGGCGGCCAGCTCGGCGAGGGTCGGGTCGTCGTGGGTCTCGACCAGGCGGTCGCCGTCGAACACGCCGTACTGCTGGGTGGGCTCGGCGAGGCTGATGGGCCTGCGGATCAGGGTGAGGGCGGTGCGGCGGGCCTCGCGGGTGAGGATGTCCCGGGCCAGGGTGCGCAGCTGCCGCTCGGCGATGATGCGACGCGCGGCGGCTTCGTCGGCCTCGGCGACCGGGCGGGGGGCGGGCCGGTCGGCGGCGGGCTGGATGCGGGTCTGCTGCACGGGGTCTCCCTCGTTCGGGAGCGGGTCGCTCACCCGCTCACACCCCAAAGTGTAGCACAGTTTAGAGGTTGGGTCAGTGCCAGCCGATCAGGTGATTCCACTGGCCGCCGTACCACAGCGCGGCGTCGCGCTGCTCCGGCGTGATGGTCTTCTGGTTGGACTCGGGCGCCAGGGTGAACCGCTTGTCGACCTTCGCGGCGTGACGGATCGCGGCGTGGATCTCCTCGATGGTGAGGTCGAGGGCCTCGGCGACGGTCCGGATGTTCATCCAGGAGCCGGCGCCGTACTGGTGGGCATGCAGGTCGTATGCGCGGCGGATCTGGCTGATCGCCCACTCGGCGGTGCGCTCCATGATGGCCTCCGTTCGTTCCGGCGGGTCGCCCACCCACCTACACCCCGGAGTGTAGCAAACATTAACTCACGGGGGGAAGCCCCCGACGCGATGCCCGCGCACGTACTCGGCAGCCTGGGCGGCGGTCGCGTCGCCGACCGCGTTGCCCTGGCCGACGAGGGCACCACCCGGCCGGAAACCCGGCCGGGGCTCCCCCGACGGCGCGTCGGCCGTCCACCACGCCCGCAGCCGGCGCCCGGAGCGGGTCGCGGCGGACAGCTCCACCACCTCACGGTGGACGTCGCCGCACCGCAGCGGCCCGGTCGTGGTGATCCGGCAGTCCCAGCCGGCGTCGTGCACGGCGTCGACCAGCAGGTGGTAGGAGCGGGGCAGCCTCGGCGCGATCTCAGGCTTGTCGAGTACGCCCATCACTGCCTCCTCGCCGTCCGTTGCGACACGGTTACCGAATGGAGAAAGGGTGAAGGATAAGACAGGTTTCCGTCTGCCGCACTGCGCGGGCCGGGGCACTCACAACCCCGGCCCCGCGTCAGCTGCTCTGCCAGTAGGACGGCAGAGCACCCTCGGGCTGCGGGAACTCGCGTACGCGCCGCTGCGCCTCCAGCATCACCGCCACCGCGTCGGTGTACTGGCGCATCTGCTTCAGCTGCTTCGGGTCGCGCAGCGCGGCCACGGCGGCCTCGGCGGTGGGGAACTGGGCCTCCAGCCAGCCGCCGGTGTCGCTGACGCTCCAGGCGCTGCCGTCCTCGCGGGCGCGGCTGACGACGCCGTACGCCTGGCTGCTCCACTCGCTGCGCCCGGGGATCTCGATGACGGCGAACCGCAGCTGCTGAACCCCGTCGCCGTCGGTGCGGTAGTCGCAGGCGGCCGCGGTGTCGCCGATGGTGCTCAGGGTGTAGCCGGAGCTGGCGGCGATGTCCCGGAGGGTGGTCGAGATCAGCTGGCGGTCGGGCGTGACGGCGGGCTTCTTGCGCTGGACGGTCTTCGGCAACGGGGTCTCCTGTGGGCCGTGGGCGGGTCGCTCTCCCGCCCGGGTGGTCAGGCTGTGGTGGCGGCGTGCGCGCCGGCGTCGATCGCGGCGGTGCTGATGCCGCGCTCGACGGCACCGAACAGCACGTCGGCCTGGCCGAGGTGCGCGGCGAGGGTGGCCGGGTCGGTGGTGGCGGCGTCCTGGTCGCTCCAGGTGGTGCCGGGGATCCGGGCGACGAGGACGATGGTCACGGTGTCGGAGCGGTCAGGCAGGGCCTCCACGGGTGCCTCCGGTGGGTGGGAGGGCCGACGCTGGGTCGGCCCTCCGGGGGTGGTCAGAACGGGATGTCGTCGGTGGTGTTCTTGCTGGCGAGGATGCCGAAGGGGTCGGCCATCGCGGCCTGGTAGCCGACGCTGGTCCGGGCCAGCTTCTCCCGCACCTGCTGTGCGCTCTCGGGGGTTGCGAGGGGCTCGGGGGTGCGTACGGTGAAGGTGTAGGTCCGGACGATGCGGGCGGCCTCGTTCATCGGGGGTCTCCTGTTCTGCGCGGGTCGCTCACCCGCACACCCCGAAGCGTAGCATAGTTTCGCCAGGTCTGCGCGACAGTCCCGTTCACGGGATGTAAGTGCATAACGAGCGAGGTGGCGAGAGGGCACGCGCATAAGTCCCGGTTTTCGCGATCTGTCGAAACGGGGCCATCCGTCGCACAGGCCATCATCGACCGTCGCTTGGTTGCACCCCCACGCATGACGCGCCTTCACTGCTCCTAGCTGGGAACATCCGCCATCCCCAACGCCCGCCGGGAGCAACCGCTCCCGATTGGACAGCCTGGGGGCCGGAGTACCCACGAGGTGCGGGGAGGCGATACCGTCTCTCCTCGCACCTCCTCCGGCTGCGCCTGCCGGAATCCGACGCACGCGCGGAAGGAGGTGATGATGGTGGACGCGAGTCAGGACGGTCATGCCCCCGACCGGAAGACAGCCCGGTTGTACGCCTGGGCGGCTCTTCTCGGTGCGGTGGCCACACTGGTGAGCGCCCTGGCTGGATGCTTCCCCACCTGACGGGCTAGCCCGTCAGGTGGGGTGCACCGGCCGGACCGGCCGCATAAGCGTTCGGGTCGTGATGGCGGCCGGTCCCCCTCAGCTGGACCGCGAGAAGCTGCCCAGGGTGACGTGGCGACTCTAGTAGGAACGCCTCTGCTTGGGTACACGCATTCCGTCACACCGCAATTCGGACTGGCCCCGCGCCACTGGCCATTCATCTGATCGGTCAACGAATCTCCCTGCTCAGACGACCCGCCATGAGCACATGACGCCATGAGCGCATGACGTCATGTCGACGCTCTCAGATGGCGAACGGCCCTCTATCGCGAGTTAGCAGATGCCGATAGGCTGCCAATCGGCATCTGTGCCGCGCAGCGATCGGAGACCCCATGACCACCGACACCATCAACACCGACCAGCTCAGCGACGCCCTCACCCGCCTCGACCGGGCCCGGAACCTCCGCGACGCCCTCGCCCCCCTCGCCCGCCTCATCACCGAGGCCGACGAGGAGGCCCGCGCCGCCGCCATCGCCGCCGCCCAAGCCGGCCTGTCCGAGCGGGCCATCGCCGCGAAGTTCGGCATCGCGCAGCCCACCGCGCACTCCTGGCTGGACGGCCGCACCGCCGCGCCGATGCCCGCCCCCACCATCGGCGAGCGGGCGTGGCTCCTCCACCAGACCGTCCGCGCGGTGGAGACGATCGTCCACCGGCTCGACGGCGAGGATCTGCCCTCACCGCCCTACGGTGGGGTTGTCTCCGCCCGTTCCCGCCTGACAGAGGCGCGCAAGGCGCTCAACACGGGCGCGTGGGCGCTCGGTGAGGCCGGCAGCATCCTGGAGCAAGCCGGGAAGTAGACCGTACGACGGAAGGGCCCGCAGGGACGTCCCTGCGGGCCCTTCCGTCGTACGCGCTACAGGCCGGGCTGGCCCTGCGCCTCCAGGCCCGGGAACGCGGCCGCAATGGCCGTCCAGAACGCCGTAGCCGCCTCGCTGGCGTCTGCGGGCAGCTCCCCCGGCCGGAGGGGTGCACTGCGGCGAGAAGCCGCCCGTCAGGGCTGCTGACCCGCAGCGAGGGTCCGCCCGGCACCGCGAGCTCCAGCAGCGGGCCCGGCGGGTCTGGACCGCATCGTCGGGCAGGCTCACGGGGTCTCCTTGGGGGGTCGCTGGTGCAGGTGGATGAACGGGCCGCGCACCCCTGCGCTGAAGTGCGCGGCGGCTTCGAGGGCGGCCTTCACCCGCCGGGCCGGGGGCTGCCCGACGGTGGCGTGGAGAGCGCCGAGGGCGATGTCCTGGCCGCAGCCGACGGCGGCGTACCCGTCGGCGGGCTCGCCGACCTGGAAGTCGCCGTACACCTGGAACAGGCGGCCAGCGGTGCCGACGAGGAACGTGCCGCCGAGTTCCCGGCCGGAGTCGAGGGTGAGCCAGCCGCCGTCGACGAGGGTCTTCCGTACGGCGTCGATGAACGTGGTGGCCATGTGCCGGTCCAGCGCGGCCGGGGCGGTGGGGAGCTTCGGTGGGGTGAGGGCGTAGCGGAGCAGCTGCCCCATGCGGAAGCTGTCGGTGAAGCCCATCAGGTACGGGCCGTTGCGGAACACCTTCGCGTCGGCGCGGACGCTGCTGGACCAGCCGGGGCCGACTCCGGCGGAGTCCCCGCCGATGTGGACGGCGCCGCGGTGGACGAGGCCGACGATCGCGGTCACGCGAGCATCCGGCCGGTGCGCGGGTCGTACGGGACGGGCACGATCACCGGCGGGGGCGGCGCCGGGTGGATGTGCAGTTGCATTGCCGGCTGGGTGAGGTTGGCGAGGGGGCCGCGGAGCCGGTCGATCGCGGTCAGCGCGGCCTGCACGGTATCGGCCGGGTCGCCGCTGTCGGGAACGGTGATGCCCCGGTCGGCGAGACCCACGCGGAGGCGCTCCAGCGCGCTGGTGGCGGTCATCGGACGTCCGGCCCGGTGCTGTCGGCGGCGGCCTGGGAAGCCGGGGCCGGATCGGGCTCGGTGGGCTCCAAGTCGGCCTGTTCGGGGCCGCGGCCGGCACCGTACGGGCGGAGCAGCAGGCCGCCCTTGACGACGTGCTCGTACGCCTCGGGGTCGCGGCGGCGCAGCCGGGACAGCTGCCGCTCGCCGGGCCGGTACCACTCCCAGGCGGGCTGGGTGGTGACTCCGGCGGGCCACGCCTCGGGGATCGGGTAGCCGAGGGAGAAGGCGGTGCCTTCGCAGCTGTCGGTGGCGCGGCAGGCCAGGGTGGACGGGGTGACTCCGGCGTCCACGTCGATGGTGACGGTGCAGCTCTGGCAGGCGGGGCACCGGTAGGCGTTGAGGCGGCCCTTGTAGAGGGCTGTCACACCGGCGGGCCGGGTGTCGAGCCGGTTGGCGCGGTGGTCGGTGAGGGCCTGCTGGAAGCGGGCCATGCGGCGGCGCAGGGCGCGGGAGTTAGACACGGCTGGTCTCCTGGTCGGCTGCAAGGTGGGCGGCGAGGTCGACGGGGTGGACGGTGCCGCCGGCGGCGAACACCGCGGCGGTGAGGGCCGGGGCCTGCACCCACCGGACGGGAGGCTCGGCCGGGGTGGGCCGGTCGAGCGGGTGAGGCCAGGTGACGGCGAGGTAGAGGCGTTTGCGGGCCAGGTCGGTGCAGGCCAGGCGGGCGAGGCCGGTGCGGCCGTGCGGGTCGGTGACGGTGAGGACGTCGCCGGGTAGCGGGATCGGCCCGGTGGGTAGGTCGGTGACGAGGTGCTGGCCGCTGGTGCGGGCGGGGTCGACCGGGATTTTCGGTGCGGGCATCGGATTACCCCTTCCCCTCGTGGTGAATGTCTGCTACACTTTGGGGTGTAAGCAGGTGAGGGCGAACGAAGGAGCCAGAGATGAAGATCAAGGTCGAGGGAAACCTCAAGCGGATCGCCCGGTTCACCCCGTCGGCCTTCGCCGAGTGCCGCGCCACGGCGAACCCCGACGAGCAGGTCGCCCTGGACCTCCTCCGCGCCAACCCCGACATGAGCGCCGGCCGCGCGCTGGCCGAGGCCACCCGGCGGCGCAACGCGGAGGCCAACGCCGACTGGCAGGCCACCGCCTGAGACAACCCCCGGGCCCGGGCAACCGGGCCCCAGGCGTGCCCGCCAGCCGCAAGGCTGAGCAGGCACGCCTTTCGCGTGTCCGCCCGAAGCACGATCACCGCTGACACCAGCACCAGCCGAGCTGCTCCGCGGTCGGCGAGTGGACGCCGAGGAGACGCCCGAGCCACCCAGCCCGCCAGGACCGCTTCACTGGCCGGCCGCCGAGGTGCGGGTGATGGCGCCGCCGAGAAGCCGGTACCGATCCGGGTAGGCACGGGCGGCCGCCTGGGCGAGGATCGCGTGCTGGAGGGCGTTGATCGGCGCGGCCAGCTCGGCGAGATCCTGCCCGGCCGACGCCGCGGTGCCGACGACGTGGCACAGCGTCTCCCACAGCTCAGCGGTGAGCCCCATCGCCTTGTGCTCCAGCTCGGTGAGCAGCTCCCCGCGCTGATAGGGGGTGCCGGGCAGCGCACCCGGGTAGGGCGGGGTGCAGTGCGCCGACTCGCCGCAGTAGACGCCGGCGGTGTGGTACTCGTCCGTCAAGGGCGCATCCCGAAGGACGGTGGGCTGCGCGTGGCCGCGCTCGCGGAGCAGCCGCTCGATCAGGTTCGCTGCGCCCTTCTGCAGGGTCGGGTGGGCGGCGCCGGTGCGCAGGCCGGCGATGACCTCACGCTCGCCCCAGGTTGCGCTGTCCGGGGAAGCGGTCGACTCGTCTCCGGCGTGGCTCATCGGGTCTCCAGGGGCTCGTACGGAACAGGACGGGCGGTGCGGGGCAGGTAGAGCGGGTGGCCGGGGTGGCCGCCCTTGGTGATGGCCAGCGCGGCCATCTGCACGCCCCGCTGCGCGGTGAGCGCGGCGACCTGCCGGTGGCGGTCGAGGTGGACGCCGTGGGCGCCCCACGCGGCGATCAGCGGCCCACCGTTGGCTGCGATCCGGGTGAGGCGCTGGCCGATCACCCGGTCGTTGTCCGGGCCGATCGGGTCCGCGTGGCCGTAGAGGGCGCGCGGGTCTGTGGACCGGAGAGCGAACGTGTTGATGACGACCAGGCCGCCGCAGGCCCAGGTGCGGGCGTAGCCGATGCAGCGGCGGATGGTGGGGTCGTCGGTGAGCGCGTCGGCCGTGCTGGGGTTGAGCATCAGGAACGTGGCCGGTGGGCGGCGACGGTCCCAGGTGCGGGTCAGCTCGTACCGGTAGGGGTGGCAGCCGGCGCACACCGTCGTTGGCCGGCCGGGGTGACGGCGGCACGGCTGGGCGGGCCCGAACACGGCGGTGGCCGTCTCCCCCAGGGCGGGAGTCTCCGCGTCGGTGACCAGCGCGCTCATGCTGCCGCCTCGAACGGCTGGCGCATGCCGCGCGCCCGGTAGCCGGTCCAGCCGCCGCAGCGGGGGCAGCGGACCTGCACGTCGCTCGGCTTGGCGTAGAGCTGCCCGCCGCACGGCTCCCCGTCGGGCTCCAGATCGTTGTCGCAGACGCCGACGTGCAGGGCGTACTCCCGCCACCGGTTGGTGTAGCGGTCCCAGTCGCCGACCACCACGGCGCCCGGGCCCTGCACGGTCACGTAGCGGGCACCGTTGCAGCAGGCGAGACGAAGCGCGAGGGACCGCGCGGACGGCCAGTCGAGGAGCGGCTCCCGCGTCTCGACCGCAGCGACAGTGCTGCTTCCCTGCCAGGACACGAACACGGTGAAGGAGCCCGCCGTCATGCCGTCACCTCGGCGGGCGCGTCAACCGCGGTGAGCCGGAATGTCAGCCGGGTACCGACGGCGCGGGCGTACCGCTGAGCCGGGGCGACCATCACCCCGTCGGCGCCTTGCTCCCACAGCTGCACGGCCTTGTCGCTGACACCCATCACCGCGGCGACATCTTCCTGCCGCAAACCGGCGTCGATACGGATCCGAACCAGGTCACGGACCAGCACCGCGCGGGTGAGTTCGTCGGCCGCGGCCGGGCTGGCCGGGCGCATCGCCGCGTACACCGCAGCGAGGGGGTCACCGTCGTCGGGCAGCGGAGCGGCGATCTCAACAGCCAGCCGCCGCCCGTACAGGCGCGCCAGGGCTTGGAGGGTCCGCAGCTGCCAGTTGTCGGCCCGCTCAACCCGCCACAGGGCGCCGTGAGGGCTCTTCCAGCCCATCCGGGCGGCGACGTCCCGGCCGGTCAGGCCGGCCTCCTCCCGCAGCCCGCGGATCCCGGCGATCAGGTCCCGGCGTGCCAGGGCATCGTCGGGGTGCAGGTCCCAGAACCGGGCCGCGTACGGGGCGCTCACCGGACACCGGCCAGCGGCTCGATGCGGGGCTCCAGCCAGCCGCCGCAGCCCCGCAGGTGCCGCTGCGCCGCGGCCAGGTCGAGGTTGTCCTCGATCCGCTCGGCCCGGTTGATCGTGTCCAGGCTGACACCGAGACGCTGCCCCAGCTGCTTCTGGGTGAGCCCGGCCGCTTCCCGGGCGCGCCGCATGTCGTTGACCAGACCGGCGCGGGCGTAAGCGTCGACCGTCTCCGGCGCGCCGATCGTCTTCGCCGCGTACATGACGGCCAGGGCGTCCGGCTCCAGCTCGAACGGCAGATGCAGCGTCCACGTGAACCGGTGGTCGAGCCACCGCGCCCACCGCTGAAGCGTTCCGACGGTCCAGTAGCCGCGCAGCTCCATCGACTGGATCGACGCCTTCGACCGGCCGCCCCGGGCCGCAGCCGCCTGCCGCGACAGGCCCAGGCTCGTACGGACGGCGAGCAGCTGCTCACCGACGCGCAGCCGCGCCGTGGTGTCGTCGGGATGCACGTCGGCCACGCGGCTGCCGCCGTAGCGGCGCACCGGCGCCGGGGCGGTCACGGCCGCGTCTCCGGGCCGCCGCTCACCGCAGGCGTGGACCACGGGTCGTCCGGGTCGAACCCGCCCGCCGGCCGCTGCTGCGCCGTCGGGGTACCCGAACCGCGGCCCATCTTCTGCACCTTCGCTGTGGCGTACCGCAGCGACGGCCCGATCTCGTCTACCTCCAGCTCGATGACGGTCCGCTTCCCGGACCCGTCCCGGGCTTCGTAGGACCGCTGCCGCAACCGGCCGGTCACGATCACCCGGGCGCCGCGCTGCAACGACTCGGCCAGGTGCTCCGCCGGCTGGTTCCACAGCACGCAGGCCATGAACAGCGGCTCGCCGTCCTTCCACTGCCCGGACGCCTTGTCCAGGTAGCGGGGCGTCGAGGCGACACGGAACTTCGCCACCGCCGCCCCACCAGGGGTGAACCGAAGCTCCGGGTCGTCCGTGAGGTTCCCGACGATCGTCAGGGTGGTGTCACCGGCCACGGCCGGCCTCCTTCCGAGGGGTCATCTCGATGCGGTACAGGTCGACCCCTGCGGCGGTGCGCACCCACGCCAGGTCCCACCCGGACGCCACGAAGTGCCGCCCATCAGCGACGGCGGCGTGCTCGTTGCGGTACTCGTTGCGGGTGCGGAACTCCAGACCGGCCTTCACCAGCACGAGGCGGTACGGCCGGCGACCGGTGGTCACCACGGGGTCTCCTTCACGCGGGCCGGTCGCTCACCGGCACGCAGGTCGATTCTACCGGCGGGAACCGGCACGAAGGCGACACCGACGGCCGCCAGGTCGGCGCGCCGACGCGGCGAAATCACGTCGCCGAGGACCGCCGCCGCCGGCTCGTCGTACAACGCGACCGCGGCGGCCAGCACACCGAGCGCCAGATGCCGCACCTGCGCCGCGTTGACGGCATCCAGCCGGTACACGGCGGCACCCCGATGCCAGGCCACCAGCGGCCCGCCCACATGCACGGCGAGCGCATCCCACACCGCCAGCTCCCGGGCAGCGGTCTCCTCGGCCTCGTGGAGCAACTGCAACTCGTAGGCGTCCATCAGGCCGCCGCCTCCTCTTCGTCGTCCACGATTTCGGCGTCCACCACGGCGGACGACAGCGCGGCCTGCACCCGGTCGGCGAGGCCGTTGATCCGCTCGGCGGACACCTGGATGGGGCCGCCACCAGCGCCGGTCACTTCGAGGGCCTTGCGGGACGCCCACCGGTCCGGGAACGCCCGGGACAGGAACTCCAGGGCGACCTTGCCGTTGGGGCCGGCGATCGTCTCCTCGGTCTCTGTGTCCCCGTTGCGCAGCACCCGGGTGACCCTCTTCGTCACGTAACCGCCGCTGGCGTCCTTGATCACCGCGCCGACCATCCGCTGCTCGGCCTCCGCACGCGCCCGCGTCAACGCCTCGCAGAACTCGCGCTTGGCCTTCGGTGCTCCGGGTGCTTCGCCGTCTTGGATCCAGCGGTAGACGGTGGCGGGGTGGACGCCTGCGGCCTTGGCGGCGGTGTCGAGGAAGTTGCCGAGGCGGACGGCTTTGATGATGCGGTCGGCGGTTTCGGGGGTGAGTTTGGATCGGCGGCCGACGGTGCGGGCGACGTGCCGGCCGGGCTGGTCGGTGACGGTCACGAGGTCACCTGCCTGTTCCGAGGGCGAGGAAGGCGCCGACGATGCATGTCCAGGTGGCGGCTCCGGCGAGGAGTGCCCAGAAGATGGGGCTGGCGCTGATGGAGACCACGCGGAGGTTGAGGGTGGTCCAGCGGGGGTTGAGGGTGCGCTGGGGGGCGTGGTTGCGGTGTCTGCCCACGCTCTCCTCCTGCTGGTCTGCGGGTGTTGCTGGACGGCCGGACGGTAGGTCGGGGTGGTGGCTTACGTCCCGGGGCGCGGGGTCAGCGGCTGATGGGCCGGCAGTCGTAGCCGTCGAGCTGGAGCTGGGTGTGGACGGCGGCTTGTTCGGCTTCGTCGGCGCAGATGACGAGGACGCCGTACTGGACGCCGGCGGCGGGGGTGGGGGCGTCGGCCTGGTCCTGCTGGTCGTCGTCCCCGTCGGTGGCGTCGTCGCTGTCACCGCTGCTGGCGGGGTCGGGGCCGTCGAGGAGCCGGTCGATTTCCTCGGGGGTCCAGCCGAGGCCGGTGTAGTCGTCCTGGTCGCCGAGGATGTCTACGAGGCCGTCGAGGTCCCAGCCGGCGAGTTCGCCCTGACGGTTGTGGGAGGCGAGGAAGCCTGCTGCCTCCACATCATTCGGGGAGGCCCAGCCGCGCTGTACGGGTGCGAGCCACTCGCCGCGCTCACCGACGACGATGCCCTTCGGTGGGGGCTCACCGGAGTCGCGGAGGCCGCGGAGGGTGTCACGGCGGCCGTGTCCGGCGACGAGGCGGCCGGTGCGCTCATCCAGGATCATCGCGTCGGCGTAGCCGAACCGGGCGATGGAGGCGCGCAGTTCGGGGATGTTGTGGCGGCGGGGGTTCCGGTGGGCGCCGGGCAGCTGGTCGATGTCCATCAGCTCGGTCCAGCGGCGGCCGGTGTCGGTGTGGCTCACCGGCGGCGGTTGCGTCGGCGCTGGCCGCGAATCTTGGCCTTGGCGGTGCGGGCGCGGGCGCGGCCGACGGCGCGGATGCCGGGCTGGGGTTGACCGCAGCGGCAGCCGGTGTGGCTGAGGGGGCCGGTGGTGGGGTCGCCGAGGCGGGCGACGAGGTCGGCCCACACGATCGCGTCGGCCTCATCGAGGAGTGCGTCGGCGGGGACCGGGAGGAGGAGGTCCGGGTCGGAGCGCAGGGTGGCGCCGGGGATCCGCAGCGGCAGCATCCGGGTGGGGCCGAGCAGGGCGTCTGTGGCGTCCGCGTCGGCCGGCGTCGGGGGGAACGTCGTCATGTCGGCGGACGGTAGGAGCCGCGCGGGGTTTACGTCCTGGCCAAGATCGTTGTGGTGCAAGGGGGGTCTCCCGGGGGGCGGGACCGGCCCGGGTCGCTCACCCGGGCCGGTCTGTGTGGATGGGATCAGCGGTGTCGCAGTCGCGCGAGCAGGGTGCCGCCGACCGCGAGGGTGAGGGACACGGCGGTCACGGCCGACTTCGGGCCGATGTCGTGCCACATGTCGGCGATGATCAGCCCGAGCGCGGTGGACCACAGCAGCGCGGGGATCGTGGGCAGGCGGAGCGGGCGCAGGATCGGCAGGAGCGTGGCGCCCACACCGGCTGCGGCGGCCGCCAGGATCGTGATGACGGCCGCCATCTCGTCGGGAGGCCCGAACTGCGGTGCCGGCGGCGGGAACACCACGGCGGCGGTCACGACGGCCGTGGAGACGACGATCAGGACCCACAGCAGCTCCCGCGCCAGGCCCTGCCACGGGAGGGTCGCGAGGTGCTGCAGGAGGGTGACGGGCCGCTCGTGGCCGGGCATCGGCACCGCGTTGATCACCTCGGCGGCGTGCGGGCCCACGACGTCGACCACCGCGTCGTACAGGTTGTCCAGCATCCGGCCCCGGGCTACCGGGTCGCGGGTGGCGGCCATCCGGGTGAGGACCGGCCCGGCGTGCGCTTCCAACCACGTGTCGGTGATGGTGCGGGGGCCGTTGATGGTGGCGGCGTATTCGACGTCGGCGAGCAGGTCCAGCAGCGTCGCGGCGTGCAGGTCCGCCTCGGCCATGTCCCGGCCGCCCTCGTCGGCGATCGGTGACGGGCCGAACGCCTCGGGCCGCAGCCGGCCCATCTGCTCGTGCAGGGCGGCCAGCTGGCTGAGTAGACCGGCGCGGACGAGGCCGGACATCGGGTGGTTCAGTTCGGCGTAGGTGCGGTACGCCTGCCGATCCAGGGCGGCGTGTGCCTGCCGCGGTCCGGCGGTGGTGGGGCGGACGGTCCGCCCCGTGAAGGCTGTCAAGATCCTCATTCGGGGTCTCCTTCCTGACGCCACCGGTGCGGCCCGGTCGCTCACCGGGCCGCACGGGGAAGGGTCAGGCCAGAGTCGGCCGGGGCCGCAGCCACTGCTTGCCGATGTACTTCGCGCCCATCTCCCCGGCCACGGGGGTCGGGTCGTCGCCGGGGGTGAACACCACGTCGGCGAAGTGGATGCCCTTGCGGTAGGTGGCGATCAGCGTCAGGCCGTCGAGGCCGCGGTGCGGGTTCGACTCCACGTCGAACTCCCAGTCGCCTTCGATCAGCGCCCGGGCGTCGGGGATGAACTGGTTGGGTGCGGGCTCACCGATGTAGCGGGCGGTCGGCTCCTCCGGGTCGCGCAGGTACAGGCAGCCGGCCGCGTCCTGGTACAGCTCCACCGTCGCCTTGTCGAGGTTCGACACCTGGTCGATCTCGGTGTAGAGCACCGACCGCATCGGCAGCATCCGGGGCATGCCGCCGGTGGTGGTCTCGATGACGGCGGTCGGGTCGCCGACCTTCGAGCGGGCCTCGATGACCTGCGCCTGGGTGGCGGGGTGCACGCGCAGCACCGCGCCGTCGACGTCGCGCAGGAAGAACGTGATCCGGTTGTCGTACGTGATGCCGAAAGGCATGGGGTCTCCTCGTTCGCGGGGATGCGTCTGGTTGTAGGGACAGGGACTGGTGGTTGTAGGGACAGGGACTGGTCCCGCCAGGGTGGCGGGAGCTGGTCAGCGCGGCTCGATGGCGGGCTGGCCGGTCTCGGCCGCCCAGTGCTCCAGGTGCGCGTCCATCTGCTCGCGGGAGGTCGGCTCGTCCGTGTACGGCGACCCGGCGCCGCACGAGCAGCCCCAGCCGCCGTCCGGGCGGACGGCCGTGTTGTGGCCGGAGCGGCCCGGGTCGCCCTCCGGGTACGCGGGGATCGACTCGACGCGGGCGCGGGCGCCGTCGTGGATGCCGTGGCCGCGCTCGGCGTTGTAGCGGCGGACGAACTCCTCGGCGTCCTGGACGCGGGCGAACACCGCGATCGGCTTGTCGTCCTCGTACTCGCCGGCGCACACGATCGGGAGAGTCAACACGGGGGTCTCCGTTTCCGGCGGGTCGCTCACCCGCACACCCATACTGTAGCAGTCCTTAACCGCCGTGGGAAGGTGCCGCGCTGGACACGTCACTACCGGCAGCGCGTCCTAGGACAGCAGGTCGGCCGCTCCCCCGAGCGGGGACGCTACCCGGGTCGCGGACTCATCATCCGGGCCATGACTGCTCTCTTCGACGCCAGCGGCGCGCGCATCCCCAAGTCGTCCTTCCCGGCCACCAACGTGCCGGACCCGCAGATCCGTGAGGTCACGGCCCCGGTCTACAAGCGAGTGCCGTACGGGCCGACCGACGTGGCCGTGGACGGCACCCAGCTGGTGCTGGCGTACCCGGCCGGCACCCGAATCCCTCAGTCCGAGATCGACGCCCACTACCCGGCGGCCACGGTGACGCAGGTGACCCCGGCGACGGGCCCGGCGGCCGGCGGCACGGTCGTCACCATCACCGGCACGAACCTGTCCGGGGTGTCGGGGGTGACGTTCGGCGGGACTGCCGGCACGAACCTCCAGGTGATCAGCCAGTCGCAGATCAAGGTGACCACTCCGGCGAAGGCGGCCGGGGCGGTGGCGGTCGTGGTGGCCGACGACGCCGGCAACGTGACCGTGGCCAACGGCTACACCTACGTGTAGGGCCAGCGCGGCGGCGGCCACTGACCCACCCCTCAGCACTGGTAGACGGCTCTGGAGAGCCGCCCTTCGCCGGGCGGCTCTCCAGGAGTGGTTGGTCAGGCGGTCTCGGTGTGGACCGGGGCGGTGCGGCGGGGGGCGAAGTAGCGGACCAGCACGCCGGCGGGGATGTCGTACGCCTTACGGGCGGCCCAGCGGGCGGTGCCGAGCGTGTCGCGGCCGTCGAAGACCCGGACCGGCCCGAAGACGGTGCCCTCCGCACCGAACGCGACCTCGCCGTTGTCGAACAGGACGCCCGGGGTGACGGTGATGGTGACGCGGCGGCCGGTGCTGTCGGCCGACCAGGTGACGTCCACGACGGGAGTGGCGGAGGCGATCTCGGCGGCGGCCTCAGGGCCGTGCTGGGCATTGAAGGCGACGGTGGCGTCGATGATGGCCTGGATGCCGGGGGTGATAGTCGTCGCAGTCATCGGGGGTCTCCTCCCGTTGGGGCGGGTCGCTCACCCGCCTACACCCCAAACTGTAGCGGCGATTAACTGGGTGCGCAAGAGGGGCGCGGCCGAATCTGGCCGCGCCCCTCTTGGGCCGATGCGGGCTACAGCCGCACCTGGAGGTAGACGGCGGACCCCTTGGTCACCCGGCGTCCTCGACGGCCTGGGCGAGCGCCGGGCTGAGCAGTTCCCCGAGGGGCACCCGCTCCTCGTCGGCCCGGGCGATCAGGGCGTGCCATGCGTCCGGGTCGTGGTTGTAGGCGCTCACCAGCGCGGCCACGACCGAGGTCATGTCGGTGCCACGGATGAGGACGCCGTACTTCAGCAGCCAGTGGTCTCCGCCCGGCAGGTAGACCTGGAGGGGCTTGGTGCTGTCGACGTAGCCCGGTGGGGGCTGCGGGATGCCCGGCGCCGGCGGAAGCGGCGCGGAGCGGGCGGGAGCGGCTGGCAAGCGGGGTGGGGCCGAAGCACGCCGGCGAGGTGCGGCCGGAGCAGCTGCGGCGGGCGCGGTCGCCTTCGCTTCGGTGGTCTCCGCGGCCGGGGTGGGCGCGGGCTCCGGATCGGGCTGCGGGTCGCGGGCGAACGGCGGCCGGCCGGCGGGGCGGGCCGCGGTCGCGGCGGTCACCTCGTCCAGAATGCTGCCTCCGCCCGGGGCGGAGATGGTGGGGCGCTGGGGCTTCGGCATCAGACTGCCTCCTCTCTCTGGATCAGGCCGCTGGCGAGCGAGGCGAAGTCGCCGGCGCACCGCCCGTTGGGCTCGTACAGGTTGATCGGGATGTGCGCCTCGGTGGCCTCGCGCATCCGCACGCTGTCGGCGATCGGCGCGACGAGGCTGTCCGGGTACTGGGCCCGGAACGAGTCGATGAGCTGCTGGTCGAACGCGGTGTAGCGGCCGGGTCCGATGGCTTTGGCGCGGCCGACGACGATCGCGCTGATCCGCAGGTCCGGGTTGATGCGCCGTCGGACGGTCTTGACCATCTCCAGCAACTCCTCCATGCCCACCACGTCAAGGCCGGACGCCTGCACGGGGACGATGAGGCCCTCGGCGGCGGCGACCGCGGCGACGGCCAGGACGTCGAGGGTGTGCGGGCTGTCGATGATGTCGACGTCGATGGGCGCCTCGCTGGTCGCGAGGGCCGAGCGGAGCACGAGTTCGCTGCCGGGCTCGCGGGTACGTTCGACCTCGCGGAGGGTGGTCCACGACGGGACGATGTAGAGGTTGTCGACGGCGGTTCGTGACGTTACATCGTCTATGGTCGATTTGTCCCTGAAGACGTCTACAAGCCCCTCCCCCACGTTGTCCTTCGGGGGCAGCCAGTAGGTAGCGCTGCCGGCCTGCGGGTCGGCGTCGATGATGCGCACGCGCTTCCCCTCGGCCGCGAGAGCGGCGGCGGTGTTGACCGTGGTGGTCGTCTTGGTGCTGCCGCCCTTCTCGTTGATCACGGCGAGGATCACGCGCTCCCCGCTCCTTCTGTGCGATCCGGCCACAAGATGAGTCCTCCTTGCGATGGGTGTGGGATACCTCCGCGCATTCTGGCAGCGCGACGCCCGAGGGGGCAGTAGGCGCGCGCCCTGACGGTCGGGCCAGTGGCGAAGTCCACCCGCAGAGGGGCAGCTCAGATGGCATAAGCGCCGATGTGCGTGATCACCCGACCCCTCACTGACCCGATAGGTAGACCGGCTACGGGTCTGCCCACCAGGCGGTCGATCCGCCGTCGGCTGAGACGTCGACCGGTTCGCCCGACGGGCGCCCGGGCGTAGGGGGTGGCGGGGGAGCCTCCACATCAGCCCGTCGTCATGAGCGCATGACGGCATGACGACCGTCATGAACGCATGACGGCGCGACGGCGGGGGAGCGGGGTTCACAGGCCGACGTTCACACTGGCTGTCACCCCGCCCGGCGGCCCTACACGTTAGGTGCGCGCATGCGCGCAGGCGCGCGCGATACCTGAGAACATGTGAACATGCAAGAGGGGCCGACCGGTCACACGGTCGGCCCCTCTGCGGGTTCCCTGCTCTACGCGGTGGCCACCGGGACCGGCGACTGCGCGTCCTTCGCAGGCCCTGCCGTCACCTCAACGGCGTCTAGAGCCAGCGCGCCGAGGATGTCGTCACCCGTCGGCTCGGCCACCTTCGGCTCGCGAGCCGGAGTCGGCGCGCTCTGCTCCGGCACGCGCGCCCGCGTCTCCGGGGGCAGCAGCGCGGCGACCTCACCGGGCAGGTTCGCGGGGCGGGCACGCGCGCCGGACGCGATCTCCTGGGCGATCCGCACGCGCCACGGCTCGCGAGCCTTCCGCCCGTTCGCCGCGTTGCGGTAGCCGATCCAACCCGCGACGGTCGACCCGTCCGGCTCGCTTCCGTTCTTCTCCACCCACGCCGTGTACTGCGCATATGCGGCTTCGGCGCGCGCTGAGATCTCCGCCCGGGCGGCACCCGAGCGCGCGCCAGCGGCGGCGGGCTCGGCCGAGTCGGTGGACCCGCCGGCCGTCTTGGCGCGGGCCGGTTTCGGACGCGGCGCGGGCCGCGCCGACGCGCCCGGAACCGGCTCGGTGGGCTCGGCGCGCGTGCCGGTCGTCGGCGCGCTGTCGTCGGCGCGCGTGCCGGTCGTCAGCGCGGGGTCGTCAGCGCGCGTGCCGGGTCCGGCGGGCTCGCTGTCGGCTCGCGCGCCGGGCGCGCTCGGCGCGTGGGCGTTGTCGCCCGCCACCGGAGAGGTGAGGCGTTCGATGTCGTGCACGAGACGGACCCGCCGCGCCACCTCCTCCACCATCGTCGGGGTCGCGACCAGACCGAGGCGACGCAGCCGGGCCGCGCGGAACGGCTTCCACAGCGGCCAGCCGTGGTGCAGCTTGTGGGCGGCGGTCGTCAGCCGGCGGATCTGCCGCTCCTCGTGGACGACGCTCAGGTCGGCGTCGGTGGGGTCGACCAGGCCGGCCCACACCAGGATGCGGCGCGGGGAAAGGCGGAACGCTCCGCTCTTGCGGACCGACTCCCCGGCCGCTGCGGCCCGCTTCACGACGTCCGGGGCGTAGGGGATCCACCAGACGACGGCGACGAGCAGCGGCAGAACGATCCGCAGCGCGAACTCGGCCGTGGTGGCGGCGGTCAGGGCGACGACGAAGCCCATCGGGACGGCCACGATCCACACGAGCCGGCCGGGCCAGCCGAGGTTCCCGTGCTTCTTGTGGTGGTCGTCGGCGTAGGCGGCGAGGGTGATCAGCACGGCGCTGGTGACGCCGGCCAGCACCCACGCCGCTACGCCCTTCGCGCCGCTGATGACGGCGAGGTGGTGGAGACCCTGCGCCTCCCACAGCAGCACGAGCGGGGTGGTGACGGCGCGGCCGACCTTGGCCAGGGAGCGGCGCCGCACCTGCCACCACAGCAGACCGATCAGTACGGCGGCCAGGGCGGCACCGGTTGGCACGATCATCGCGCCCACCTGGTCGAGGGCCGGCGCCCACTGCGCCGGGTCGAACTGGTCCACAGGGGTCTCCTCAGTGTCGGGGCTCGCTCAGCCGCTGATCTTCTGGCGCACGGAGTTGTCGGAGGCGTAGTCGAGGTGGCGGGCCAGCGCGCGCTTCGGCACGCGGTGAACGCGCACCAGGCGGAGCAGACGCGCGCCGAGGGTGCCGCGTAGCTCGGCGACGCGCGCCTCCAGCTGCTCGATCTCGTCCTTCGCGGCGCGTGCCGCGTCGAGGTCGGCGCGCGCGTCGGGGGGCAGGGTCTCCATGTCGGAGCACCGTACCGTCGGGCGCGCACTGGTGTGCGCGGTCGGGGCGGGGTGAGCGTGTCGCAGATGCATCGGCGCGCTCCTAGCGGGCGATGGCGCGCGCCGGGCGCGCGTTGGAGGTGAGGGGGTTCGCGCGCCGGGGCGCGCTGGCGGGGAGTTCCGGCGCGCGGCGGGGCGTGCCAGCGATCTGGGTGAGCGCGGCGGCGAGCTGATCGGCGACCACCTCGGCGCGTAGCGCGGCGCGGTGGTCGCTGGGCAGCGGCGCGGAGAGAGTCACGTCGAGCCGAACCCGCCGGCCGGGGATCTGGGTGAGGGTGGCGACGACGACGCCGAGGTCCGGAACGTGCCGGCGGATCGGCTCGCTGCGGTGCTCGCCGGACAGGCTGAGGGCTTGGCAACGGGGGACGTCGCACCACTCGGGGTGGGTCTTCGGCGGGCGGGTCCAGCGGCGGCCGGTGATGGTCACGCTACCTCCTGAAGCTGCCGGGCGGTACGGGTCGCGAGCGCCCACTCGCCGTCGCGGTCGGTGCGGCGCACGCGGGCGCCGGGTCGGGACACCTCCCGGCCGAGGGAGGTGGAGACGGTGCTGCGGGTCGCGTTGATGGCGGTGGCGATGACGGAGGTGGTGGCCGGGCCGTGCTCGGTGAGGAAGTCGACCGCCTTGTCCACGACCGTGCCGCGCGCCCTGGGCTGCGCCGCCGCGGCAGGCGCAGCGGCCGGGACGGGAGCCGGGGAAGGGGCAGGGGCCGGGTTGGCTGCCTGAACGGTGATGACCTCACGGGCCGGGGCCTCTACGGGCATCGTGGGTTCGGTGGCCCGGTTGTAGCCGGGGCGGACCGCCTTCGGTGCCAGCGGCGACCGCTTCCACTGCTCGTAGTAGTCGCGGCCCGCGCCGCGGGCGGTGATCTCGTCCAGCGCCGGGCGGCGGGCGGCTGCCGCCTCCGCGTGCTCGAAGTCGTCCTCGTCCGCGACCGACGGCGTGCGGGAGAACGTGGCGCGGGCGCTGCCGGGGGCGATGGACTCCAGCACGCAGGTGCCCTTGGTGTGCTCGTACGGCTGGCCCGGGGGGTGCAGCGGGATCTGGTCCGGTGACGGCATGTGCGCCGAGAGGATCATGCCCTTGCCGACGGGCTCGTTGTTCCGGAACGCGACGACGTTGCCCTTGGTGTTCTGCCGGATGGTGTCGTTGTTGCCCAGCTCGGGGATGGACGGCATCTGCACGCCGACGGCCAGGCAGCCGCCGACCTTGCCGTCGAGCTTGACGATCTCGGCGACGAGGGACCGGCTGTCGGGGTCGTAGCGGAACAGGACGGGAATCTCGTCGGCGGCGACCCACAGGATCGGCATGTACTCGCCGAGGCGCATGGGCTGCCCGTCGACCAGCACCATGATGTCCGGGTCGTAGCGGGCGATGCCGTGGCGGATCTTGCCCTTGCTGGTCTGGAACGGCAGCTCACCGAGGACCGCGGACCGGGCGAACAGGGCGTTGCGGAACGCCTCCAGCAGCTCGATGCACTGCTCCGGGTCGCGGGCGATGTAGTCGGCCTGGCCCTCCTTGCCAGCCCAGGCCGGGAAGGACTGGCCGCCCTGCGGGCACGCCGCCCACGGCACGACCAGGCCGGTGTCGGTGACCTGGGTGCAGGCGGTGGAGAAGCCCTTACTCTTCCCGGACCCCGAGTCGCCGGCGAACACCGAGTTGACGGTGCCGGCCTGCGGCACGTAGATCGCGAACCGGCCCCGCGCCCCGTCGGGGTAGGTGGTGAGGGCTACGGAGCCGTGCTCCAGGCCCTTCCAGCTGTCGTCGTAGTCGGTCTTCGCGTACGTCTTGTTGGCGTTGACCTTCATAACGCGGGCGGTGTCGAGACGCTCCGACGCCTCCGGCTCGACCACGAACTCACCGCGCGAGCACCGGTATGCGGAGCCGATGAACTCCTGAGCGGCGACGGCCTGGCCGGTGGTGAACAGGCCCGGCTCCCCGACGATCACGCCTTCCCACTCGATGTTGCCCTTGCCGGGCTTCACGTCGATCAGCTCGGTGCCGGCGAGCCTCCGGTTCGGGGCACCCAGCTTCTCCGCCCAGATGACCTGCTGCGGGGTCAGCGGCTTCGGGCGGCGTACCCGCCGGTCCCAGATCCACGGGCCGGCGGCGGCGATGGTGAGCGCGGCGTGGATGCCGGCGGTCCAGGTCAGCGGCAGGGTCCAGGTGGTGAGGATCAGGGACCAGACGGCGGCGGTGGTGAGGCACGCCCAGGCGTAGACCTGCTTCGCGCGGCGGAGCTTGCGGCTCTGCCTGCTGCGGCGGCGGATCCAGAGGGCGAGGTAGACGGCGGCGATCGCGGTGCCGGCGGTGACGGTCTGCCATGGCTTGTGGGTGCCGTGGAGCAGCACCGCGGCGATGGCCAGCCAGAGGGAGGCGTAGAGCGGGGCGAGCAGCTGCCGGTACCGCCAGCCGTAGCGCAGCGACAGCCGGATGACCCAGGTGATCGCGCGGACGAGGCCGCTGATGAGGGCGCCGAGCGCGCGCAGCGGCCACCACACGCGGCGGCGCGGCGCGGGTTGCTGCTGGGTCTTGCCGAACACGGCTTCCTCCTTCTTCGTGGGGGCGGCCCCGGGCCGGAGTGGTCCGGGGCCGCCGGGTTGATCAGTTGGTGCGGGTGGTGGTGTTCGGTCCGGCGCCGTACGTCTCGCGTTGGGCGAGGCCACCGGCGGCCTGGCCGCGTTCGCGGATGGACAGGTGCTGGTCGATCAGGCCGAGGATCGTGCTGGCGATGCCGCGGCTGGCGTCGGCGTGCTTAGCGCGGTCGGTGGCGGCCTGGGCGCGCTGCTGCGCGCGGTCGCGGAGACGACCGACGGCCGCGACACCGGCCCCGGTCGGGCCGAACAGCCGGATCATGTTGCCGTGGAAGCGGTCGAACCGGGCGAGGTCCTCGTCTGCGAGCTGGCGGGCGGCGCGGGCGTCCTCGACGTCCCGGGAGGCCGTCACCTGGAGGTCTCCGGCGTACCGCTTCGCGTCGGTGAGGTTCATCTGGATGCTCCTGTTCAGATGGCGTAGGCGTCGGTGACGGCCATGCCGCCGGCCTGGTCGACGGCGGCCTTGACCTGCCGGTGCGGGTCGACCTCGGAGAGGGCCTGCCGGGCGTCGGAGAGGGTGCCGTCGGCCGCGGCGATCCGGGCGGCGGCGGCGTTGACGCGGCCGTTCGTGTGGTCGGCGAGGTCGCGGACAGCGCCGATCACGTCATCGGGGAAGTTGTAGCCCTCCACCCAGTGCTTGAGATCGGTGTGCCACTTGGCTTCCTCCATGACCCGCTGGAGGTAGGACTGGGCGTCCTCCCGCTCGGCTTCCTGCTCGCGGATGATGCTGTCCAGCTCGGCGCGGACCTGCTCCAGGTTCCGCACGTCACCGCCGGTCGCGGTCTCGATCGGCACCGTGGTGCCCCCTTCGGTCGTCGTGGTGTTGTCGCTGGCCAGTCGCAGGTGGCGGCGGTTGGTCCGCTCCTGCTCGTCGGCTGTCTTGGCGTGCCGCTTGCACAGGTCGCCGACCTCGGTGGCCTCGTCGGTGCACCGCTCGCCCGGACCCTGACCGCCGATCGGGGGCGACACGTGCCGGCACTGGCTGGTCCGGGCGTTCTCGGCGGCGACCAGCGCGTCGTGGCGGGTGCAGTAGCCGTTGCCGAGCTGCTCGTCGCGCAGGTCGGTGCAGTTCGAGCGGCCGGTGTTGTAGCGGCACAGGCGGTGAGGTTCGTCGCGGGCGACCTTCTTGAGCTCCTCGGTGAGGGTCTGCTGCTTCTCGATGGTGTCGATGCAGGTCTGGCAGTACGGCTCGCCGGGGGCCTTCGGGTTGGTGCACTGCTGGGTGCTCGGCCACGGCAGCGGGAACCTCTGGCACGTGTCGTCCTGCTGCTCGGCCGGGGCGGCCGGCTTCGTTTCCGGTGCGGCTGTGGGCACCGGCTTGGCCTTGCGGTCGGCGGTGGTGTTGCAGTCGACGCACTTGTCTCCGGGCAGGAGGATGGTCTTGCAGTCGGGGCAGCGCTGCCAGCGGGAGTCGGTCTTCCAGTCGTACTGGCACAGCTCCCGCTTGCGGTTCTGGTGCTGCGCGGGCCAGCCCATCTTGGCGAGGTTGGCGCGGCAGTCGGCCTGCGGGCATAGGCCCGGTTCGTCCGTGCCCGCCTCCTTCTTGGTGCGCTGCTCGTACCACTTCCGGGCGGTCGCGGATCCGGTGGGCCAGCCCTCCTTCATGCCCTTGGCGAAGCCGCGCAGGTAGAGGAAACCGCCGACGGCGCCGGTGGCGATCGCGGCGCCCACCTTGACGCCTGCGGGGGCCGGTTCGGGGCTGGAGCCCTTCCACGCCTCGACGCGGCCCCGGTAGAAGCCGGCGACGGCGGCCTTGCCTTTCCCTCCGGCCTTATAGATCACGGTCGCGATGACGGCGATCCAGATCAGGCCGATCCACGTGATCTCCATCGTTACTTCTTTCCGGTGCCGGTGAAGGAGCCGACGATGCTGCCGACGAACTCGGTGATGCCCTTGACCAGCTGCTCCAGGCCGTCACCGAAGTCGCCGGTGGCGGACCGGACAGCGAGGGGGAGCAGCGCGGCGGCGGCGAGGGTGATCCAGTCGACCTGCTTGCGCCACATGTGCACGGCAACCACGAAGAAGGCCGCCAGGGCGATGAGGCCGGAGACCTTCGCGTCGAGCTTGTCCATGGTGAGCTTGTCGATCAGCTTGGTGATGGAACCGACCGCGCCGTCCGCCTGCTCGCCGGCCCAGGTGGTGATGAGGCCGGACACCCCGGTCATGACGAGGACTGTGGTGACGCGCGGCAGCATCCGGTTGCCGACCGTCCAGAGCAGAGTGGCGATGACGAGGCAGGCGAGGCCGGCCCCGGCGGACACCGCGTAGGTGGCCTCGGGCTTCATGGGGGGTCCTTACTGCGAGAGTGTCTGGATGTCGCGGAGCAGGTCGTCGAGACCGACGTGGACCTTCCGCCAGGCGGCGGCGCGCTGCGCCGGCCGGAGACGCATGACGGCCGCGCGCACCTGGTCGTAGCGCACGGCGGCCTGGGCGGCCGGGTCGTCGCCGGCCTCGGCCCACTTGCGTCTCCAGGTCGCGTCTTCGCGCTGTTCCCGGCGGCTCTTGCGGGTCGACTTGACCGGGCGGCCCGGCTTGCGGTTGAGGATGTTCACCGGGTCACCACCGTCGCGCCGGAGCGGGCGACGGTGACGGTGGCGATGACCATGCCGCCGCCGAGCCGGTGCACCCGCAGGGTCCACTTCGTCAGGTCGGTGTTGAGGGTGCCGGTCTTGGCCTTGACCATCGCCTCGAACTGGGCCCGGAGGGCGGCGTTGTCGGCGGGGTCGATGTTGGCCTCCACCTCGGCCCTGACGAAGAGGCCGCGGTGGAGGCGCAACGTGTACCGGTAGGGGCTCACGGGTCAGCGGGTGACCTTCGTGCGCCGGTCGCTGATGATCCCGGCGACGACGGCGATGAGCAGGGCGCCGACGGCGCCGGCGAACGCGCCGTCGGGGTTGCCGCCGGGGGTGTGGCGCTGCACGAGCGCCACGGCGAGCAGGGTCACCATCGCGCCGAAGGCGAGGATCGTGGCGACGCTGAACGGGTTGATGGTGCTGGTGGGGCGCTGGGTGCGCCCGGGCCCCGGCATGGTTGCCGGGGCCCGACCGATCTCGGGCATGGGGTCTCCTTCGCATGAACGCTTACGCATAGTTGCGCATTGGCGTGCGCAGTTAGCGTATGCGGATCCATGCGGGGAGGCAAGGCGCGAACCGGGTGGGTCGGCATGGACGTCGCGCAGATGGCGAAAAGCCCCCGACCTGGTGCAGGTCGGGGGCTTGGCTGCGCGGCCGAGTCAGGGCTTTCGCAGCAGGGTGGGGATGGTCGCGGCGACGGACATGGCGAGGATGACGCCTCCGGCCACCATCGGTGCTCGCAGGCCGGCACTGGCGGCGATGAGTCCACCGAGGACCGCGCCGGCCGGTGACGCGCTGTTGGCGACGGTGCGGAACCCGGCGATGACGCGGCCGAGCATGTCCGCCGGGACGAGCAGCTGCCGCAGTCCCGCGTTGACGGTGGTGATGAGCGTCTGCGACGCGCCGATGGCGGCGAGCAGCGGCGCCGCCACCCACGGGCTGTCGACCACGGCGATGACCGGCCAGGCGGCGGCGTGGGCGACCACGCCGATCAGCAGGGCCGGTTCGGCGCCGACGGCACGGGTGATCCGGTGGGCGAGTGGCCCGATGACCACGCCGCCGGCCGCGAGGGCCGCGACGAGCAGCCCGAACCCGGCGTCGGTGACCCGCAGTCCCTGCTCGGAGGTGGCGTAGAGGACGAACGTCGCCCAGGCCGCGTTGTAGGCGAGGTTCGCGGCGGCGGCGAGGAGCGCGAGCGTACGCAGCCGGCGGTGCCGGGCGAGCCACAGCAGCCCGTCCTTCACGGCCCGGCCGATCGGGGCGGTGTGGTCACCGGCGGCGCGTAGCCCTCGGGGGAGCCTGGTCAGCAGTGCGGCGCTCGCGGCGAAGCTGGCCGCGTCGACCGCGTACGGGACGACTCGGGCCGCGGTGAACGCGGCGGCGCCGACCGGCGGCCCGATCAGGCTCTTCCCGGCGGTGTCGAGAGAGAACATGCGGCCGTTGACGTGGTGCAGGGTGTCCGGGTCGCGGTGGGCCAGCTCGGCGACGGCGGCCTGGAGGGCGATGTCGTGGAACACCTGCCCGGTGACCACGACGGCGGCGATGACGGCCAGGATCCACACGGTGGCCACGTCCAGGGCGACCGCCGCGGCGAGCGCGGCGACGGCGACAGCGCGGGTGATGTCGGCCGTCAGGACGGTCGCCCGGTACGGCCACCGGTCGACCAGCGCGCCGGCGAACGGCGCGACGACCACCCACGGCAGGTAGCCGATGGCGGTGACGGCGGCGACGGCCGTGGGTGAGCGGGTGAGGGCGGCGGCGGTCAGCGGCACGGCGGCGAGGAACATGCCGTCGCCGACGCTGGAGACGCCGACGGAGGCGAGGATGGCCCGTAGACCGCGGCCGCCCGGCCGGGCGGTGTGCTCAGCCGGGCGGGGGTTCGTCACGGTCATCAGTCGTGGTAGCCGGACCGGATCGCGGCCACGAAGGTGTCCCACTCGCGCGGGTTGTAGAACTGGGTGCCGCCGTCGGGGTTCTTGCTGTCGCGGATGGCGCGCCATCCGGTCGGGTGCTTCGCCACGGTGACGCAGCTGCCCTCGTTGCTGCTGGTGTCGAACGGGCCGAACTCGTTCAGCGGCGGCGGGGTCTTGTCCGTGCGGTCCATCGAATCTCCTCTACGGTCGACGCCCCGCAGCGTGGTGCTACGAGGCGGTTGTGGCCATCTGCTCGATGAAGGTCAGGGACTCGGCCGGCGGAAGCGCGGCGGCCGTCATCCGGTCGAACACGGTGGCGAAGTCGCTGGTCTCCGTATCGCCGGCGAAGGTGATCTCGGCGGCGGCGGTCTCCACGATCACCAGCGGGTCGTCGTCGGGGAACGAGTGGAGCGTGAACCCGCTGGTGGGCAGCGCCGTCATCGGCGTGCCGGTGGGGATGACCTGCACGGTGATGGTGTCCACGTCGGCGGTGTCGAGGATGCTTTGCCACACGCCGGGGCGGGGGTCGACGTCGCCGGCGGGCCGCCACCGCAGTGCCGCTTCGGTGAGGACGGCGTGGTAGGTCGGCGCGCCGGGTGCCCGCATGCGGGTGACCCGCTCGACTCGGGCCTGCACGGCGGCGGTCACGTCCCGCTCGCCGTGCAGGTTCGCGGCGGTGATGCAGGCGCGGGCGTAGTCGGCGGTGTGGAACAGCCCGGGGACGACCAGCGGCTGGAAGTGGCGCACGAGGGTCGCCCGGCCGTCGAGATTGGTCAGTTCCAGCTGGCGCACTTCGAGGGAGCCCCGGTGGAGGTCCCGCAGGGTGGTGACGCCGTGCTCGATAGCCTCGGCCAGGGCGAGGGCCCGATCCCGCGTGGGCTGGTCGACGTAGCAGGCGTCCAGCCAAGCGGTGATGTCGGCGATCGGCGGCCACAGCTCGCCGCTCTCGATCCGCGAGACCTTGGACTGGCTGACACCGATCCGCTCGGCCAGCTGCTTGCCGGACAGGCCGCGGGTGCGTCGGGCCACGCGCAGCTGTGCCCCCAGGCGGAGCCGGAGAGCAGAGCGAAGCGGGTCCGACACGGGTTCTCCTCGGGTTGAGCTACCGGCAGGGTATGCGGGTTTATGCGGGACAGCAAGGAGGGCGCCAGCACTTCTGCTGGCGCCCTCCGCGCGTTTCAGCGGCCAGGCACCGGTTCGCTCACCCGGTCCCGTGGCCGTCCTCACGTTGTACGGCATCCGGCCGGCTACCGTCTTGGGGCAAGATCATCGGAGCCTCCGTCGGGCTTGCTGGCTGCTCTGCCGCATCGCCGCGTCGAGGGCGTTGTGGTCGACCATCAGGATCTGGCCGGGCAGACACGCCGGCGACTCGTGCACGTCGAACTGATCGCCCATGTCGTGCTCGGTGAGCAGCTGCCGTACCTCCGTCACCCGGCCGGGCTCGCAGTAGACGGTCCTCCGCTCGTCCTCGATGACCTGCGCCCAGAACCGCACCTCGGCCTCAGCGTCGCCGCCGGTCACCAGTCGAGGCCCGTCAGCTGGCGGCGGTCCGGACCGAGGAACGTGAAGGCGGTGGCCCGGTCCTGGAGCCGGGAGAACAGCCGGTCGCCGAGCATGGTCTCCAGGCCCGCGACCCGGGTGCCGTCGCGGCGCTCAACGTCGCGGGCCCGCAGGTTCGTGGTCACGATCGTGCGGAGCCGCGCGTTGAGCCGGTACTCGATCAGCTCCAGCAGCTCCCGCCGTACGAACTCCCGCGCCTCGATGTCCATCTCCGCGCCGAGGTCATCGAGGATGAGCAGCTCAGCGGTGCGCGCCCGGTCGCGGATCTCCCACACCGGGTGCTTCGAGCCCTCCGGGCGCAGCTCGGCGAGGTAGCCGTGCATCGTCCAGGACCGTACGAGGAGCTGCTTGGTGACGACCTCACCGGACCGCAGCCGAGTCGCGGCGCCGCGCCGGGCGGCTTCGGCGGCCGTCGCGTATGCGGCCTGGGTCTTCCCGGAGCCGGTCTTCCCGGCGAAGATCGCCGTCCGTGCGTCCGGGTCGGCCAGCCACGCGGCGATCGCGTCCGGGTGCTGGTCCGTGTCGAGGGACGCGAGTCCCACGTCGGCGGCCACCCGGTCGTCGGGCAGGCACGCCTGCAACGCCCGTTCCCGCATCGCGGATTGGTGGCGTAGCACCAGCTCGCTGGCCGGAACGTCGTCGTCGGTTCCCGTTACGGGGGCCGGGAGACCCGCCTCGCGGGCCTGCCGCGCGGCCTCGGCACGTTCCGCTGCGAGGGCGCCCACCTGGTCGCGTAGGTGCTCCGGGAGCGCGCCGAGGAGACCCTTCGCGAGCCAGCTGGCCTGCTGGGTGTCGGGGCGGCGCTGCCGGGCGATGGCCTTGCCGACCGAACCCGTCACTTCCTGCGTGGTCACCAGGCACCTCCCGCAGCAGCACCCGCGCCGACCGGGCGGACGTCCTCAGCCCAGGCGTCGTTGACCTGCATGACGCCGGGGGAGGGCCGACCGGCCACACCGGCCGGTGGGCGGGGTGCCCGTCCACGGATCCGAACGAGCGCCCGCTCCATCTGGGCCTTCGACGGGATGCCCTCGCCGAGGCCGTTGAGGGCGCGCTTGATCTCGTCCTCGGTGTAGTCGGCATCGAGGAACGGGCGGATCAGCGAGGCGAGCTGGTGCAGGGGCCGGCCGCCGACGACGGGCACGCCGAGGTTGGCCCGGTGGTCGATCCACTTCCGGGCGATGCCCATAGCGACGTCGTGGTTTGTCGGTTGCCGCTTCGGCTCGGCTGGGGTCCGGGGCGGCGGCACGGCGCCGTCGAGGGTCGGCTGAACGGCAGCAGACCGCTCGTCGCGCCGATCATCCGCAGGATGATCGGAATCTGTGTAACCCCTCTGGTGTAACTCCTCTTGTATAGGCGCCGGGTTTCCGGACTCTGCCGCTCCGGGCCCCGGGTTTCCGGACCCCGGGTTCCCGGAGCCCGGAAACCCGTCCCCGGGGGTGTCGGAATCCTCGGAGCCCGAAAACCCGTCTCCGGGGTCTTCCTCCTCGGCGGTGCTGTCCGCGTCCGGCCGCGGCGGCGGGGGGAACTCGTCGTCTAGCAGCGTGCCGTCGGGGTACTTCACCTTGAACGAGCCGTCCGGCTGCTCCACCAGAGGGACAGCCTTCCCGCCGAAGAACTCGGCCTGCGCCGCCCAGGACGCCACCGGCGTCTCCGACACAGCCGTGCCCATGACGAAGGTGCGGTCGAGCATCCGCCGCTTCTCCAGCCGGTAGTAGCCGGCCAGGGCCAGCTCGCGGAGCGCCGTACGGACGGCCTCCCTGCCCTCGCGGGCGGCTTCACGGCCGCGGAGGGTCTTGCCCTTGCCCTCGTTCGCGATCTGGATGGAGTTGACGTCCCAGCCCTCGGGCTTGTTCAGGAGCCAGGTGAGCACGCCCAGACTGCGGAACGGGACGGTGAAGTCGTCCACCGTGCTCGACGGCACCTGGACGAAGGGGTCGCGGCGACGCTTGCGCAGGCCACCGCGCGGGTTGTCGGAGGTCATGCCACACCGCCAGGGATCCGGGGGGAACTCATGAGCGGGGTGTCTACCGGCACCGCGACGTTAACGTCCTCGCCGATGTGACGAACCGCGGGACGGAGGTGTGTGCGAGTGGGCGACTCGTATGCCAAAATGGGCACACGAGTACGACCCAAGGGGTCACGCATGTGGCTCCTCGGTGATGTTGCGAGGGCCGCTTCTGGGTGTGGGATCCGGGAGGCGGCCTTTGCGGCTTTTTGGGTTGTGCTCTCGTCTCTAGGCCGCTGCCAGCTCCAAGGGGAGCGTCGGCGCGGGCGCTGCTGCCGGGTACGGCTCGGGGAGACCCGAGGCGCGTGCCGCGAGGTTGGCGACGTAATCGGAGAACGCGATGCCGAGTTCCTTGGCCTCGCGCTCGTACCGGTCGAGGTGCTCGTCCGGGAAGCGCACGGGGCGGCGCTTGCCGCCCTTCGGCGCTCGCCCAGGTTTGGTGCCAGCCATGCCACGGTTCTACTCCATTGCTGATTCAGATTCACGCACCCGGTCGGCGTGTCGTGATCCGAGGAGCCGGCGCGTGCCGGCTCACCCGTCACGCCGCCGCTTCGACCTGCATGCCAGCCTCGCGAGCCCGCCGCCGGGCCCGCTGCACTGACCGTTCGCTGACGCCCGCGACCCGCGCGATGCTGGCCGCGCTCGCATCACCGGCGGTCAGCTCCAGCACCTGCCCGTCCAGGCCGGACACCGGGCCCGGCCTGCGCTTCGGTAGCTGCACCTCCACGTTCGTTCCGGGCACCCGGATCGACGTCAGGCGGAACCGCTGCTTCTGGCTGAGCCCGCCCCAGACGCCGATCCGCTCGTCGGTGATCACGGCGTAGCTGAGGCACATCTCCTTGACCGGGCAGCCGTCACACAGCTTCGCTGCGGCCCGCCACGTCTGGCCCTTGCCCTCGGGGAAGAAGGCTTCCGGGTCGGTCTGGGCGCACACCGCTTCCTTGACCCAGCGGCCAGGGAGCCAGCCGGCCATGTTGGCCCACACCAGTACCCCGGCGCTGATCCACGGCCGCAGATCCTTGACCCTCACCGCTGCACCTCCGCTCCACTGTGCGGCAGGACGGTCGACGTGCGGCGATGGCCGGAAGGTCCAGGGCTGATCGGCCGACTGGTGGCTACGATGGCCAGCGAGAGATCCGTCAGGATCGGGTCAGGAACCTGACCCGGGAGAGGTTGAAGTAGAACCACAGGGGTCTCCGTTCGTGCGGCGGGTCGCTCACCCGCTGGTCTGCCCCCGACGTCGAGGGCTGGCCACCCAGTCAAGTAACTGAGTGGTGTGTATGTGTGACAGTACAAACGGTGCAACGTGACTCGCAAGGGGATGCGCGAGCCGGCACAGCCGCATCATGATCGGGTAGCCGGTTGGTACCCAAGCCCCGCGGAAGGCGGGCCCGTGACACATCAGCCCCAGATCAGCGACGGCGCCCGGCCTCGCCTCGTCATGTCGCAGGCGCTCCAGCTGACCGCCGAACTGGCGACCAGCCTCGTCCCGACGTACGCCGACCAGCACGCCGAGTTCGGCGAGCACCTCCAAGCGGCCCGCCGGCTGCGGCTCTGCGCCGAGCGGGTCATCGACGCGGCGATCGCCGTCGAGGCCGAGGCAGGGGCAACCGCTGCGGAGATCGCCGCCTGGCTCGCGCTGCCCGTAGAGCAGGTCGAGATGCGCCTGGCGAACCAACGTGCCCGCGCCGCAGCGATCGACCCGCCCAGCCTCGCCGAGGAGCTGGACGCCTGGTACGCCCGGGTGAGCGGACCAGACGCCCCCTCCAACGCCGTCTCAGCCGGTCTGGCCTAACCGCGCGGCTGCGCCCCGGCCGGCCAGCCAGCCTCGTCGTACGCCGCATCCGGGTTGCCCACCGTCTGGCCGGGCTCGACGTCCGCCTCGCTGTCACCAGCGTGCTCGGTCACCTCGTCCACCGGCGCGTCCGGCGAGTCGTTGTGCCGTACCCCGCCGTCAGCCGCGATGGCCTGCCGAGCGGTCGCCGACAGCGGCAACCACTTGCCCAGCTGCTTCCCGACCGTCTTGTGCGCCATCGCCTCGAAGCCATCACCAGCCACACCGCGGTCATCGAACCAGGGGCCCGACTTGATCCGGACGTAGCGGGCCCGGTGCGCCTTCATCGCATCCCGGTGCACCGGCCGGGTCAGCTGGTAGCCGCCCCCGTTGAGCAGCGCCCGAGCGTAGTAGAGCACCGGCGCACCCGGCTTGTCGTCCAGCAGCCACGGCTCGTGGACCAGCTCGTCACGGTCCTCGTGCCAGCTCAACCGGAAGGACGGCAGCTCCTTCTCGTACACCGTCCGGGCGACGATGCCACGCACCAGGCCCGACTGCATGGCCAGCTTGACCAGGCCCTTGTAGCCGAGCACGAACGTCGCCTCCCGGCGGCCCCGGTCGTTGTTCCAGAACGGCAGCACGTACGCCTGCCCGGTCGCCCCGCCGACTCGCAGGCCCAGCTGCGCGCAGGTCATCACCGCCCCGACGATCGTGCGGGGGTCGCACTCGTCCAGCCCCTTGACCGTCGACAGCGCAGTGACGGTATCGGTGATCAGCTGCACGCCGGTCGGCCCGCCGTCCGGAGCCGCCCGGTTGAACAGCTCCTCCCGCTGCCTCAGCGCCTCGACGGCACTGCCGTACCCGGACACCTGGACCGCGGCACGCTGGTCCGGCTGCGCGGGCATGACGGTGCCCTCGACGGCCGGGCCAGGCTGTCCGGCGGTCTGTCCGGCCCGGGCATCTTTCACTCGGTCTCGCAAGCTCATCTCTTCACCTCTCGCAACTCGACGTACTCGCAGGGGTTGACGGTGTAACCGGCGCGGGAACGGCGGGCGAGCCGGACCGCACGGCGCCCGCCGAGCCGTCCGTACTCGGCGCCCGCCTCCACCAGCTGCGCCTTGATCTCGTTCTCCACCTCGTCCAGCTCGACCTTCAGCGCCTTGCGCCGGGCCTTCAGATCCCGGCGGCGGGCGAGCAGGTCCGCGGTGTGCTCGGCCAGGTCGACTTCCTTGGCCTCGGTGATGCTCGCCAGCGCGGCGACGGCGAGCGCCTCCGACGTGGCCGCCCGCGCGTCGGCGGGCGGAGCGGTGTCCGGCCACAGGTGGTCGCGGCAGAACTGGGCGGCGGCCTCGCGCAGCTCGCCGATCAGGTCGTCGTCGCGGGCGACGTACTCCACGACCGGTTCGTCGCAGCCGTCGACCACGGCCACGACGTACCAGCCGAGCGCCCCGGTCACTCCCATGCACCACTGCGCCTGGGCCTGCGGATAGTCCGGCACGGAGCCACCCAGCCACAGCTTCACGTCCGGGGAATGGTCGTCCACCGTCTTGATCTCGACCCCGGCCGGCTCGCCGACGACGAACCGGTCCGGGTTGCACAGCATGTAACGGGCGAAGCCGTCCACCTCGAACAGCGGAACCGGATGCCGCCAGGTGCCGGTCACCCCGAGCTGCTTGCCGTGCAGCTCGGCGAACCAATCGGCTGCGACCGGCTCCAGCCGGTGCCCCCACGCCAGCCGTCCCTTCGCCGGTGTCGGCGGCAGCCGTCCGGACTTGTCCAGCCACAGCTTGTACGGCGTCGACCAGGGGGACAGGCTCAGCGCCGCGAGAGCATCACTCCCGCCGAGGCCCGTCAAGCGGATGGCGTGCCAGTCCGGCATCGGCGCGCCGTACGGCAGCACCTCCACGGCAGGGCCAGATGCCCACCACGGTCTGGAAGGCGGCGCGGGATCGGCCGGCGGTCCGGCACCCACACCATGATCATGGATGACAGCAGTCATCGTCAGGGGTCTCCTCGTCCGGCCCGTCGCTCACGGGCCAAGCGGAACGCGGCCAGGACCATAACGTCCTGACACCCCAAAGTGTAGCAGACATGGAGCAGGGCCGCGCACCATGTCCGCGGCCCTGCAAAACGGAAGGCCAACCCCGCGAGCTGAGATCGTCATCGCGGGAGCGAACCGCTCAGACCTCGCACGCCGTCACGGTGGAGACCCCGTTGCCCGAAGGGCTCAAAGGTGCCGCAGACGGACGTGTTTCCCACGCCAGTTGGCCTTTCCACCACCCATGCTACGGCACCCCCACCGACACAACTACGCTGATCGGACCTGCGACTTGCCGACGAAAGGACGTGCCCGGGTTGAGCGACCCCAGGCGCCTCGCCGAGATCGCCGCCGCCGACGACCGCGGATTCCTCATGGAGCTGCTGCGGCACCTGGACCGGCCCACCCCCGACACGATCGCCATGTTCCGCGGTGATGTGCTCCGCCGCCGTACCCGCGCCGCCGTCGGCGAGCTGCTGAAGATGGCCGACCAGCACGACCGCAAGGGCGCCCCCGAGCAGACCCGCGCGAAGTGGAGAGCAGTCCGGACCGCCGCCCGCGCCGAGCGAGAAGCCCTCCAGGCCCTCCCACCAGAGGGCGCCGGACCCCGCCGGCGAGCGCTGGAACGCCTCGGCCAGGAACACCCGGACGAGCTGAAGGCACTGCGTGCCGGCCCGGTCGCCAAGAACGCACGCCGCAGCCTCCTCGAACAGATCGCCGCGCGTCACCCCGTCCGCATGATCGAGCTGCTGCGGGAGGAGCGGACGCGCGGCGAGTCCAGCGGCGATCAGGACGCCAGGTCGTAGTCCTGGCGCCGGCTGGTCTTCTCCTCCACCACCGGGGCGACCTTCGAGAAGATGGTCTTGTAGGCGGCGTGCGACGCGACCGCCACGACGGCGACCACCTGGAGCACGGTCTGGCCGTCACTGATCGAACCGTCGGCGAGGCAGCCGACGACGCCCAGCGCGACGGCGACCGCGATGGCCACCGCCTGCCGGGTCGACTTCGACCACTGCGGCTGGTTGACGATCGAGACGAGCAGCGGGTTGATGACGCCGAGCAGCAGCGCCCACGACGGGGTGTCGAGCACCCAAGCGAAGAGAGTGGTGTCCATGCCCGCCACGATCGGCCCCGCGAGGGGTTAGCGTCCCGTGGCAGCTACTCGCCGTCGTGGGCGCACAAGGTCACCTGCCGTGTTCCGCCGGTGGTGAGCACCATCGCCTCCTGCGGGTGGTAGCCGTCCGGGCAGGCCGGACCGTCCTCACCGGCCGGTCCAGACGGGCCCGGCGGGCCGGGCGGCCCCGAGGGGCCCGCCGGGCCTTCCGGACCGCGCGCCCCCGCCGGACCCGACGGTCCGGCAGGCCCCGCCGCGCCGGCGGCACCGACCCGGCCAGCACCATCCGCGCCATCCGCGCCGTCATCCCCGGCCGGGCCAGACGGGCCCGGCTCACCCGGCCACCCACGCGGACCAGGCGGGCCGCTCGGACCGGCCTGCCCGTCGGCGCCCGCCGGCCCTGGATCGCCGCGCAGCTGCTCGGGGTCCTCCACGCACGTCATGCCAGCCTGCCGCACCTGGTCGCACAGCTGCTGCGCCACCGACACCGCCGTAGTGGCACGTCGCTCCGCCGTCTCCGTGCGTACCGTCGCGGCCCGCAGCGCCCAGCCCATCATCACCCCGGTCAGCGCGATCAGAGCTGCCAGGGCGATCGCCCGGCTCCGCGGCCACCGCCGCAGCGTCGTCGCCTGCTCGCCGTGCCTCATGCCGCCGCTCCGTTCAGCCTGGCCACCTCTTGCTCAAGGTGGGTGATCCGGTTGGTCTGCTTGGTGACCTGCTCGGTCAGTGCCTCGACCTTGCGGCCCAGCTCGGCCACCGAGTCCTCCGCCTTGCGCCGCAGATCCCGTTCCCGGTCCAGCTCCGCCTGCGTCTCGGCGTGGTCCCGCACTTCCTGCTTGTACCGCTCGTCGGCGGCCACCAGCTGCCCGCGGTCGTGGCCGATCATCCTGGCGAGGATGATCACAGCGGTGCCGAAGGTGCCGAACGCGCCCAAGCCGGGGATCAGCGTCTCCAGCTGTGACGTGTCCACGATCCCCCCGTTACCCCCGCAACCCGGACCGCGCCACCGTAGGGCCGTTCCGTCCCTTGCGTCCTCACGGACCGTATGGCGGGCCGGCACCCCGCATAATCGCCCGGTGGCAACCAACCCTCCGACCCGGCCCGGGCGGTCCTGGCACGGCGTGACCGCGGCCGTGTTGGCCGCCGGCGCCGTCGCGCTCGTGGCCGTCGCTCCCGAACCGGTGCGGGCGACCGCCCGCCCGACCACCGTCCTGCTGATCGCGCAGCCCACCGTCAGCGCCGCGGCCGCCATCCACCGCGCTGACGGCAGCACCGTCACCCCGGCGCCCATCGGCCGGGAGATCCAGCTGAGCGGCCGTCCAGTCGGGGTGCAGGTGTTCCTCCGAGCGCCCGAGGGTGGAGTCGAGGTGTCCCAGCCGGGTGTGGACCTGCCGCTCCGCGCGACCGCCGCGTACTGCGCGATCGTCATCGACGGCGAGGTGGTCGACCAGTCCGGGCCGTCGTCGGTCGCGTCGTGCCAGTGGGACGGCTAGCCGGCGGCGCGCCGCTCCAGCTCCACCACCCGCTCGGCCAGCTTGGCGAGCTGCCGGTCCTGATCCCGCACCAGCAGCATCAACGCGGCCGTGAACCGGTCGTACTGGACGCCGTCCGGCTCGCCGTGGAGGTAGGTCACCAGCTCCCCCAAGCCCAGCTGGTCAACCTCCTCGGCGACGAACCCCGCGTACCAGCGCGCATCGTCGCCGCGTTCCTCGACCTCACCGCGGTCGCGGAACCGGACCGGCCGCAGCGACCGCAGCGCGTCCAGGCTGAGCTCCAGATCCTCGACGTCGGTCTTGTACCTGATGGATGACGTCGACCGGCTGATCTTGTGGGTTCCGGAGTCGATGAAGCAGTTCGCGGCCGACGTCGTAGTGGCGTTCGTCCGCAGCCGCAGGGAACCGATGAACGCACTGCCGGCGCGCGGACCGAGGATCACCTCGCCGTTGCCGGGAGTGTCCAGCCACCACCGGTTGTTCGACCCGCCCGCGCCGGCGTTGTCCACGTAGATCGAGTAGCCCTCGTTGAACGTGATTGCCTTCGACGCCGCCGAGTGCGGCAGGGACAGCTCCAGCCCTCCGGACGGCGTGAACCGGTAGACCGAGATGGCAGTGATCGGGTCGGTCCAGCAGGAAATCTGCCACGCGAAGTCGGTGTCCTCCGCGACCATGCTGGTGCCGGCGGCGCCGAGGGTGCCGGCCGGGCCTCGGATCGTGAACCGACGGTTGGAGCCGGTGCCGATCTGGTTGGCCTGGATGACCGGCTCGTCCCAGCCCCGGCCGAGCAGGTCCCACTTGATGGAGGCGACCGCGCCGCCCTCGTACGCGGTCTCGCCCATCTCGACCCGGGGCGCGGCCGACCGGGTGAAGAACGTGCCGCCGGTGATGACCTTGCCGGTGATGGCGTTCGCGGACAGCTTGTCCGCGGTGATCGCACCGTCGGCGATGCTGACCGCGCTGATCGCCCCGGCCGGGATGACATCAACCGCTACCAGGTCCACCTCGGCGGTGCCGTTGCCCGCCACGGCGTTGAGGTTCAGCACCGGCCGCAGGTAGCGGGTGCCGGTGACGGCGGCGCCCGGGTTGTTCGGGTCCGGGCGGGCCGTACTCGTGCCGGTGGTGGCGGTGCCGCGCAGGTAACCGGTGAACTCCTGCCACCCGGCCCCGGCCACCAGGACCGCGTTCGCGGCGGCGACGTAGTGGGCGTTCGTCGGCCCGGGCGTCGCGGTGCCGGTGACGTCCACGTACGTCGCGCCGTCGGCCATCACCGCGGCGAACCCGGCGGACACCTTGGACGCGGTGGTGTCACCGGTCGGAGCGACGGTCTGCCGGACCCGGATCTTGATGCGGTACAGGGCGGTCGGGTCGAACGGGATCACCGGCGTCCGGACCAGCCCGGTCACCGCTCCGCCGGCCCGGAACACCGTCCCGCCGGTCACCGAGTCCACCACCTGCTGCACGGTCAGCGTCCCCGCGACGCCGGCCGCCGCCCAGTCGGCCAGGTCACCACACGCGTCGACCACCCGGGCGGCGATCGCGCCCTGGCTGCCGACGGTCAGCTTGTCGGTGCTGATCGACCCGGCTTCGATCTTCCCGGCGGTGACCGCGTTCGCGGCGATCTTGTCCGAGGTGACCGACCCGGCTTCGATCTTGTCGGCGGTGACCGCGTTCGCCGTCAGCTTCGGCGTGCTGATCGCGTCGTCGGAGATGTCCGTCTCGGTGATTGTGCCTGCCGGCAGGTTCAGATCCTGCGCGACGACGACACCGCCGTTGACGCCGGCCACCGCGTACGTGCCGTCGCCCTGGTCGCCGATCACCAGCACCGGGTTGCCCTCGGCGTCGGAGACGGTCAGCTGTCCGGCCTCGATGGAGGAGTGCCCCAGCTGCGAACCCCGCTCCAAGGCGGCAAGCCTGGCCTCCGTCTCCGATAGCCGCTTCGCCAGCTGCGTGATCGCCTGATCGGCCGCCGTCGTCATGCCACGCTCCCGTACGTGTACCGGTCGGCGCGCTGGAGCGCCAGCTTCGCCCGGTGCTCACCGATCAGCGACCAGCCGATCACCCGCGACCACAGCGGCACGTCACCCAGCCACGGCACCCGGGCCTGCACGAGGATGTCGTCGCCGACAGCCCATGACCCGATCCGGGCGTTCGGGTGGTCGACCACCTCGATCTCGGTGATCTCGACCAGGCCCCGCCGGCGGATCAGCTCGTCCCGGCAGATCATGTCCAGCCGAGACCCGGAGGTGACCGCCTTGTTCGACACCACCGCCACCCGGCGTAGCCGCCCGTCGATGATCGGCAGGCGGGTGTGCACCAGCGTTCGGCCCTCCCCGGCGCCGAGCCCGAACACCTCGTTGGCGTAGTCATCGCCGTCGACCTGCACCGGCACGGCGGACACCACGTTGTCGCCCTGCACGAACGCCAGGTCGTCGCGGCGGCGACCGAGCCGCGGGTACCCGAGCCGGATCCGGTGCACGATGCTGCCCCCGGCACCCCAGGCGACGTCTTCCGCCCAGTCGAACGGCGTCTGGTTCGCCAGCTGCTCGAACTCGCCCCCGCAGTCCTTCGCGTCCCACCACGCCAGCAGGTACGGCTCGGCCGGCTGCGCAGCCACCGTGCGGGTCTGCGTACCGTCGTGCTTGACGAGGGTGCCCTCCCGGTGCGACGTCGCCGAACTGGTGCCGTAGCCGCGTTCCAGGCCGGTCAGCTTCGTGCCGGTCCGGCCGGTCACCCGCATCGTCTCCGCGCCCACCGTGATCAGGTACGGGGGTGCCAGCTGGTCGTACAGGCCCATCGCGGCGAGGGTGAGACTGCTGTCGTTGGAGTCGATGCCGGTCTTCAGCTTCGCCGACGCTGACGGCTCGACCGAGGACGCGGGCACCGCGTCCTTCCGCACCCACTTCCCGCCCAGGAACACCTCCTCGAAGGCGGCCACGCCCGGCTTCCCGAGCCGGGCCGGGCTCTTCGTGCCGTCGAGCACCACACCCAGATCGCCGTTCGGAAAGGACTGAAGGTGCGCCCAGATCTCCCGCGCCGCGTCCAACGGGTCGACGCCGACGCGGGAGTATTCGCCGAGGTAGGGGATGCCGCGCGGGTAGGCGGACACACCAGCAGCCTCGATGCTCCACTGCGAGCCGGAAAACCGGGACGACACGATGATGCCGCCCCACCGCAGATGCCCGTCCGCCTCGGCGAACAGCTCGGTTCCCCACTCCTCCAGCAGCAGCCGCCCGTCAGGAGCGCGCAGCTGCCCTATGTCCGGGTCGATGCTGCCGCGCAGCGACCCGGAGCGGCGCAGCCCCCACGTCAGCTCATCCCGGTGCAACGGCAGATCCCAGTCGAGGATCTCCCCGGTGACCGCGCGGCGTGCGATGTACCGCCACGTCACGCTGGCTTCTCCACGAACTCGTAGTCGATGGTGATGATCGACTGATAGTCCGCCTGGAAGGTGCCAGAGCCACCGGAGCGGACCCCGGCAGCGGCGAGGGTGCGGGTGGTGCCGCGGTGCGCGGCCGGGATCGCGTGCTCACCGGCCACCGAGTAGTAGCCGCGGCCGGCGACCGTCTCCACCAGGATGCCGTTCTCCGACGAGTAGTCGCTGCCGTTGTAGACGGTCTTCAGACCAGCGACCGTCGGGGTGCTGGCGCCGGGAATGTGCTCGATGCCCTGCAAGGTGATGTTGACCCGCACGTGGGTCGCCCAGGCCGGCACCTCCACGCTGATCTGCGACGCCGCCGGCCACACCCCGTACGCGGTGCCGGAGATGTTGTTGTCGCCCCCCGGGAACTTCACCACGAGGTCTCGCTCGCGGCGCGGATTCGCGATCCGCCGCAGGTCCGCGATCATCGCCTGGGTGACGGTGGCCGTGGACGGGGGAATGTCCACCCGCGCCAGCGCGATCCCGGAGAACCCGAGGCCCAGGTCGGTGAGCCGCCTCGTGGTCGGCGGGACGCCGGGGATGACGACGGTGTTGATGTACGGGCCGACCGCCGGGTCGGCCGGGTCGGACCACGGCTCCCCAGCGAGCCACGGGTCTTCCACCCTGGCGATCACCAGGTCGGACCGGCCCGCGCCGGCGCCGGTCGCTGCGATGCCCGCCGTGTCCTGGGTGGCGCATCGGCCCGCGTACGCCTGGTGCAGTTGCCCGGCCGCTCGGCAGAGGATCGAGCAGGCGCCCGGGTCGACGGTCACGCCCGCGCCGGGCACGGCCAGGGCCTTGACCTTCAGGTCGTCGGGCCCGACGACGCCTTCGTTGCCGCGGAAGGCGACGAAGGCGAGCATCCGGGCTACCTCGGCGGAGTGCTGCGCCCCACCGCCCACCATCCACGGCACGCCGTCCCAGCCCACTGTGCCTCCTACAGCCCGCCGTACGTCTTTTGCCAGGCGAATTGCATCTGAGCGGTGCCGCTAACGTCCTGGCCCCGCATCACCACCTCGTACGTGCCGGGTGGCACGGCAGCGTCGGCCAGACGCACGCCAGTCCGGGTGAGCGCACCACCGAACGACGCGCCGTCGCCGCGCAGCACGCTGCGCCGCCACGGCCGGGTGTCGATCGTCAGGTGCTGGCCGGCCAGGATCGTTACGTTCAGGGCCATCGTCCACAAGCCCGTGACCTGCACGACCGGGTTGGTCAGCGGCGCCGACACGGCCCGCAGCGTAATGACCGGCCACGCCGGCAACTCGCCGCCCACCACGATGCCGCCCGGCGCGGCGCCCGTCGGCACGGTCGTCAGCGGGGTTATCAGCGGCGACACCAAGCCCCCGGACGGCGGCGGCACCAGCGACACCGTTTCCTGCTCGAGCACCGGGTCGTACCAGCAGTCGTCCACGGCGGCGAAGTCACACACCACGGGAATCACGCCCTGCCGTGGCTGCTTCGCGGCGGGCGCGAAGCGGCGGGGCCGCCCGTACGCCACCCGGGGCCGCCCGGCGATCACCGTGGACAGCTCGGCGACCATGCCCGGCACGGAGCGCACCGCGTCGGCCCGCCACGCCAACGCCAGATCCGTCTGCCGCTGCCGGACCGCCAGCTCGCTGTCGCCCAGCACGAGCAACTCGAAGGTGATCGTCTGCCCGCCCCGGAAGTCCTGGCCGAAGAGCCGGCCGTCGCCGCGCGGTCTGGGCGCGTCGTCGGTGAGCAGTTCCACCGCCCCGATCTGCGGTTCCGTGGCGAGCATGATCCCGGAGGCGTACGGCCCCCACGTCAGCGACCGGCCCGGGTAGGTCAGGGTCCACTCGTCAGGTGCCTGCAACGACTCCACCTCTCCGGATCACCCGCAGCCGGAACATCAGCTCCTCCAGCTGGTCGTTGAAGCTGCCCTCACTGCCCTGGAACGTGACCTGCCCGATCAGCGGCGACGGGCCCGCCGCACCGTCGCCGGCCGGGACGCCGGCCATCGGCGTGACCGGGTTGCCCGCGCTCGCCCCGTCGGTGACGGCCGCGGCGAGCCGCTCGGCTGCCTTCACCGCGGTGGGGGCGTTCTTGTCGAGGCCCACCGTGTAGCCAGCCACCAGCTGACGGGCGATCGCCATGAACACCCGGCTCGGGCTCTTGATGCCGAGGGCGTCTTTCGCGCCGCGGATGCCGGAGTTGATCACGCCCTTGATCGCGCCGACGGCCGCGCCGGCCATCGACTTCACACCGTCGATCAGGCCCCGGATCAGGTCCTTCCCGGCGCCGACCAGCATGGATCCGAGGTCGCCGAGCTTGCCCGGGATGCCCTTGACGGTGGAGACGGTGTTCGACACCCCGTTGGACACGGCGCTCTTCACGGCCGACCACATCGCCGAGAACGCGCCAGTCACCCGCGACTTCGCGTCCGACGCCGCGGCCGACAGCCGGCCCGGCAGTTGCAGCGCGAACGTGACCACCGCGGCGACCCCGGCGGAGAACAGCGCCCGTGCGCGCGCCCACAGATCGGTGACGATCGCGGCTACCCGGCCCGGCAGCAGCTGGAACCAGGTGATCACGGCGGACACCGCGTTGCCGACGAGCACGCCCAGCGCGGTCGCGGCAGCCATCACCCGGCCCGGCAGGTCGATGAAGAACTTGATGATCGACCCGATGCCGAAGCCCACCCAGTAGGCCGCCTGGGTGAGCAGGAACATGAAGAACGAGGCGAGCTGGCCGGGCAGGGCGGACAGGAACGCCATGATCTGGCCCGGCAGCGCCGCGAACCACGAGCCGATGCCGGAGATCCAGCCGGGCAGTGTGACGGTGAAGAACTGGCCGATGGACGATCCGGCGCCCCGTACCGCCTGCCACGCCTGGGAGAGGAAGCCGCCCACGGCGAGCGCGGCCCCGAGGAGCACCTTCCCGAACGCCTGGGTGGCGTTCAGCGCGGTGGTGAGCCAGCCGGCCAGCATCGAGATCGGCTTGGAGAGCCCGAACAGCCAGACGGCGAGCTTGACCGCGATCAAGCCCATCTGCACCAGGTACGGCACGAGGGGGATCGCGGCGACGAGCAGCTGCGTCATCGCCAGGGCTAGTTGGAGGCCGGCTTCCACCAGTTCGGGAAGCTGCGGGGCGAGCGCCAGCAGCGCCTCCAGCAGCGCCCCGGACAGCGCCTTGGCGATCTTGATGACGGCGGGCACCAGCTGCCCGGTGAGCAGCGCCTGAAGCTCCGGCAGGTGCTCCAGCAGTTGGGAGGCGATGACCTGGGCGAGCTGCACGATCACCGGGACCAGCGGCATGAACGCCTTGGCGATCGCCAGCCCGGCGGTCGTGGCCGGGCCCAGGCCGCCGGAGACGAGCTGCTGAAGGACCGGCAGGAGGGTCGTGGCGAGCTGGACGCCCATCCGTGCCCAGACGCCGAGTAGCGGCCCGGCCTGGCGGGCCACGACGGACAGGACGCCGGCGGCGATCGTGAGGACGTTGGCCAGCTGCGCGCCGATCAGTGGCAGCAGCGGCGCGACGGCCTTGGCTACGTCCGACAGTGCCCGGCCGACCGGCGCGGCGGCTGGCGCGAGCAGCCGCAGACCGTCGGCGAGGGCGTTGACCAGCACGGTCAGCCCTGGCGACACCGCGACCGCCAAATCACCGACGATCTTGGCGAGGGGACCGAGCCCGCCGACCACGGCGGTGAGAACCGGCGCCAAGGCGGATCCGACCTGCGACAGGGCGGTGAACACGGCGATCAGGGCCTGCTGGCCCTCCGCGCTGTTGGCGGCCTTGTTCAGGGTGTCGAGGGCCTGCTTGACGAGCGTGAACGCGCCGCCGCCGGTGGCCTCGTTCGCGGCGGCGAACACCCCGCGCAGGATCCCGATGACGTCCCGGCCCATCTGGGCCAGGTCGCCGAGCATCGACAGTCCGTCGGAGATCCACTGGTGCAGCCGGCCGTCCGACGCCGCCGCGCTGATCTTGTCGGCGAACGTGGTCGCCCACTCAGCCAGCCCCGACGTGAGACCGGGCAGGAACGCGCTGCCGACCTGGCCGATCTGAAGCAGCGCCTGACCGATCGGGCCGAGCGCACCGAACAGGTCCCACGCCGCCTGCCCAGTGTTGGCGAGCAGGCCCGCCAGAGCCGACGACGACGCGGCGTTGTCCAGCCAGGTGAGCGACTGACGGAGCCCACCGTTGATGTTCGTGGCGATGTCGCCGAGGCCGGTCTTCAGGGACGGCAGGTACCGGTCGGCCAGATCCCGCACCGCGCCGTTGAGGCCGCGGAAGAACTTCTCCTGCACGTCGAGGCGCAGGCCGTTGAGAGCTGGCGCCATCCGGGCCAGCTCCTGCACGAACGAGCGGGCGTTCGGCGACAGCTTCGCCAGCGCCTCGTTCAGTTTCTCCTGCTCAGCGGCGGTCAGCTTCCCGCCGGCAGCGAGCTTGGAGTAGGCGGAGAACGTCTCCGAGATGGCGTCGTTGACGCCCGACAAGGCCAGCTTGAAGGTGGCGAGGATGCCGACGCTCGCGCCGATGATGGCGGGCAGCAGGCCCGCCGACTGCGCGGCGGTCGCCGCCGCAGCGGCGAACCCGAGAAGGTTCGTGGCGGCCGACGCCGCCCCGGCCGCCACCACGGCCAGACCGACGCCCTTGGCGATCGTCACCCCGAACGACAGCGCGCTGGCTGCGGCCTTCTTCAGCCCGGCCTGGAAGCCTCGGGTGTCGACGTTGAGCTGGACCCGCTGGTGCTTCAGCCCTTCGATCGCGCGGCGGGCCGGCTTCGTGTCGGCGTCGACCCGCACCTTCGCGGCGGCCTTGTCGCCGGCTTCCTTGACCGCCCGGCGCAGCTCGGTGGCCGGGATCCGCACGCCGATCTTCGCGAGGGCCTTGGCCTTCTCGGCGGCCTCCTTGACCGCGCGCCGGAAGTCCGCGACGGGGATCCGCACGCCGATCTTCGCGGTGACCTTGCTCTTCTCGGCGGCCTCCTTGACCGCCGTCCGCAGCTCGGTCCGCAGACCGGTCGTCTTGACCTTGACCTGCACCTTCGCCGTGACCTTCGCCGCCGCGGCGTTGACACGGCGGCGAAGGTCCGTCACGAACCCGCGTAGGTCCGCTACGACCGAGAGGTCGAGCTGGCCGGCGTCCTCACCGCGCCCCGGCTGCGTCACCGTCCCTGACCACCCTCACTCTGCCGGCAGCGGCCATTGCCTTGGCCATCTGCGCGATACCGACCGAGCCGGGGGGAGGCGTGGATTTCTTACCTGGTCGAGGGAGGCGGAGCGGTTCCTTGCGGCGGTGGTCCGACGACAGCACCGACAGCTCCTCCAGCAGCAGCGCGAGCAGCTCGTTGTGCTCGTTCCACGGCGCTTCGCCGGGCCGTCGGCGGATGGCAGCGTCCGGGGGCAGGCTGCGGATCAGCGCCCGGACGCGGCGTACGCCGATCAGCTCCGGGTGCCACGCCGGGAGCCAGATCCGCCGCGCGTCGTACCCGCGGGCTTCGAGGTCGGCTTCGAGGTCGTCCCACCGGTGTCGGCAGAGGGCGACAAGCCCAACGCTTCCCCCAGGCTCACCCCGTACTCGCCGAACGCGGCGCGGCCGAGCCGGAAGTAGTCACCGAGGCCGGGCCGGCCGGCGAGCCACTGCGCCCACTGCTCCTCGCCGAGCAGCTCGGAGAACGCCCGCCGGATGGCCCGGAGGGTGGTCGACAGCAGGGCAGGGTTGCGGGCCAGGATCGGCAGCAGCTTCATCGGGTCGAAGTCGACCCTCTCGGTGTCGCCGTCGCCGATGAGTTCGATCAGCAGGGCGAGCAGGTCGTCCAGCTCACCCTCGAACAGCGGGTCGAGCACCGACGCCGGGAACTCCGGCGGCAGCGTCCACTCCCGCCGGTTGAGCAAGACGACGATCGGCTCCCCGGCCCCTTCGCGGGCCGGGGCGTTGACGTCGAGGTCGATCACACGGGCCACAGGGGGGCCGCCTCTCTCGGTAGGGAAGGGATCGCAGGTCAGGGGGTGGGCTCCGGGTCGAACGCCGCGTCGTTGGTGACCATGTACCAGGCGTCCGTGGAGTCCCCGCCCAAGATCGACAGGCGGAGCGGCAGTTTCGCCTCGGGGTTCTTGTTGAGCTCCAGCTCCACCTCGGACTCGTTGAACACCCGGGCGGCGATGAACCGGTACTTCTTGGCCCCGTCGATCACGTCGAGGATCGCGGCCAACTCGTCCCGGTTGCCGAAGCTCGGCGGCACGAACTTGTACAGGTTCGGGGTGCCGCTGATGGCGGTGATGTTGCCGCCGCCGTACACGGCCTTGAAGTTCGCGCCGTTCCATTGGAGCAGGTCGACGTCCATGCCGGCCGCGTCCGAGGTCTGGAGGATCTTCACCGGGTAGTTCGACTGGTGCGCGAACACCCGCTCGAATTCCGGCGACACCCGGAACCGGCACGACTCCGGGTTGGTCAGGCCGACGTTGAAGAACCCGCTCCCGGGCGCGGACAGGTCCGCCGGCAGAGTGGAGCCGACCACACCGAGGTAGAGGGCGATGGTCTTGGCCTGGACAAGCTGGTTGGGCTGCGTCATCTCACGCCTCGCGGTGCTGGTCGATCAGGACGACCGCACGCTAGGGCCGGGCGACAGTTAACGTCCCAGGCCGGTCAGCCGTTGTCCGGGTGAGCGACGATCCGGACGGTATGCGCCCAGCACAGCTGCCCCGTCGCCGGGTCCGGCTGGAGGCGCCCGGAACCCACCGTGTACGCGTCCGTGACCACCGGCCGGCCCGGCACGTGCGGGCGGCCCGCCGCCCGCACCAGGTGGTGCACCGCCAGGTACAGCAGCCGGCGCAGCGCCGCCGAACCGGGCCGCCCGTCGGGGCCCGCCCAGGCCAGCAACACGACCTCGCCAGTCACCGACCACACCAGCCGGCCGTCCTCACCGCCAGGGGAGGGCCGGACCTGAAGATGCGGATACGGGCCCTCGTTCAGCCCGGACACATGTTCGGCGCCGCCGGAGCCGTACTCGGCGAGCATCTCGGTGGCCGAGGTCAGCTCGGCGAGCGCGATGGCCACCGGGTCGACGTCGACCACCGGCTCGATCACGGCCGCGTGTCGCTGTCCGGCTCTTCCAGGCGGGCGTACCCCGCCCAGACCCACGACTGCGCCACGTCGACCGGCACGGTCAGCTTGTCGCCCGGCTTGTAGCTCTTGCCGTCGTAGTCGTGGAAGTGCGACAGGACCACCTTGACGCCCGTCTCGGCGGCCTGCTGCGTCTCGGTCGGGGTCTCCTCGGCGGGTGCCGGGTTACTGCGTGCCATCGCTGCCTCCAGGTGCTCGACGGCCCGCACGATAGGCGGCCAGAGCCGGTAGCGTCCCGGGCCGCCCGTCTACTTGGCGCGCAGCCGGCGAGCCACCTCGGACACAGCCCGGCCCATGAAGCGGGCCGCCTCGTCCTTGTCGGTGCCGAACTCGGACTCCACCACCCGGTGGCCGTGGCAGGTGACCGTTCCCTCCACCCGTGAGCCGGACACCCGGACCGGGTGGGCGTGGATGTTCCGGGCGATGCCATCCGGGTCCTTCACCGCCTGGCAGCGGCAGTTCTCCGTCAGCCCCGGAGTGCCCTCCCGGTCGCGGGGCTCCCGCAGCTGCTGGTGCGGGCCGGCGCCGTAGTGGTGCTGGTCGTACTCCGGGGACTGGAGCACGAACCGCAGGTTGTCGGGCTGCTCCTGGCCGTGGGCCTCCCGGTGCTCGGGCCGGACCACCGCGTCACCCTTGGACACCCACGTCTTCGTCGGCGGGGCGTTGCGCTGCGCCGCGTCGGCCAGGTCATCGGTGATGCGCTGCACGCGGGGCGCGATCAGCCGCGCGATCGCCTCCTCCAAGCCCGGACGGGGCCGGTACCGGGTCACGTCACGCTCCTCACCGGGTAGCCCCGGTCGACGTCCGGCGGGTCCTGCACCGCGGTCACCGCCACGTAGTCCACGTCCGAGTGCCCGGCGACCTGATGGCGCAGGGGAGTGCCGGTCACCACCCACCGCCGGTCGTCGGCGACCCGGGTGATGACGTCCCCGGCCGCGACCGGCCAGAGTGCAGGGTCGAGGCGCAGCGACCAGGATCCGTCGACCTGCCGCGTCGCCGCCCCGTCGGCCGGGCCGACCGGCGTCGGCGGCGGTCCGGGCATGGGGGTGCCGTGCGCGTCGCGAGGTTGCGGGTGGACTTCCTGGAGGAGCAGGTACAAGCCGTCCGCGAGCAGCACCGCCACAGTCACCACCTCCGCCTGCATGGTGCCGGGCGAGGTGGAGTTGCGTCCTGGAGGCGAGCCTCCAAAAGCGACTTTTTTGCCGCTACGAATGTCACCTTCTTCGCACAGCCGTTCGATGCGAAAGGCTGATTTTTCAGGCACTTTCCGTGCTCAATGCGCCCTTCGCTCCGCATATGTCCACGTAGACGCCCTCATTGGTGACCCTCTGTGTTCCGAACACTACGCGCACAAGGTTGCGGAGGATGACCATGCGCGGCATAGGGTGTACCCCGATCCACAGCGGCGGACCTCTGGTCTGCGTCACGGTCTACGCTATGGGTCGCACCACGCTGATCCGTCTCGCCTTGCTGTCCCCCGGGGGGCAAGGACGCTCCCGAACCACCAGGAGTGCGACGGAGAGGACTGTGGTGGGAACACCCAACCGCCGGCGATGCTGCCGGCACTGCAAAACAGCTCGGCGGAAGGCCACCGATCGGTGGCGGAACGCCGAGCGAGCGGCGAACCTCCTCGCGAGGATCGCCGTGATCGTCGAAGCGGCGCACCAGGTCGCTCGCGACGCCGGGCTGATGTGACCGGTCACGGTCATCGACGCCCGAAACGGGTGTGACCCCACCTAAACGGCAGGGTCACGATTCCGTGCGGTTAGGGCAAGCGGATCCCCGCTGGGTGGCCGCCCAGTGGAACAAGGGTCCGCTTGTTCCTATTTACGGGCCATGTTACGGCCCGGTATCGCCCTCGCAGGTTACTCCAGAGTTCTGGATGAGCCTGACAGGAGCGAAGTGTGGCACAGCGTTCGTTGTGGCGAAAGCCCCGGGGGCGGCGCAAGTTGCCCCGGTCAAGATTCTCACAGCGCCGAGGTGAGCAGCTTGCTGAGCAGGAGAAACGGCCTTCACCTGCGCAAAGGCGTGTCCTAGGACGGACTAAACGGCACGCGGTGTGTCACACGCCCGAGGCGCCTACCCGCCGGTAGTTTGTTGGGCGGTGAGCCCGGCCTGGAACGTCCGGACCCACCACCAACACCCCACTAGGGGAAACGACCCCCCCGGATCGTGAGCGCACAGTATCGACCGTCCTGACGTAGCGTCCCTCGCCAAGATCACAGCGCTACAGCCAGGGCAAACCATCACCGGGAATGGTCTCGGCGCGATCCGACCGCTGCCACGCCAGCCCATCGGCGGACCGCCAGAAGTCGAGCGACGTCAGCGGCGGCACGCCCGCCGTCGGCGCCGCACTAGCCCCCGGGATCGGCTCGTACGACACGGACTGTCCCTCGGCGCTGACCGACCTCACCTCGCGCCCGGCGGACCCGGAGAGCCGACGTACCGCTGGGTGAACCTGCGCCGCCGCTGTCACCCACTCCCGGATCGCCGCGTACTGCGGCTCCCGGCCGTCGAGGCCCGTCTCGTACACGACGGTGAAAAACCCGGTCTCCCACCCGGTCGGGTCGGTCTCCGGCGTCACCGACACGATCCGGGCGGGCGGGTGCTCCAGCGGCCATCCGGAGTCGAGCGGCCGGACCCCGCGCTGCGTGAGCTGCACCGGCACCACCATGCGCCGCAGGTAGCCCTCGGCCGCCGCGGTGGCGGCCCGGATCGCCGCTTCCACCGCGAACTGCACCTGTTCCTCGGTGGGGTCGAGCCCGGCCAGCCGGGCCACCTGGTCGACGGGCACGATCAGCGGGGGAAGCGGCGCCGTCACCGATCAGCCCTCGGTTGCAGGGGCGGCGGCGCGGGCCAGCGCGATCGCCTCCAGCGCGGTCGCCCGGTTGACCTCCGTGCCTTTCGGGAACGCCAGCGACATCAGCTCGGTCCGGGAGTTGCCGCGCCGGATCAGGGCGTTCGCGCGGACCTTCGCCACCACGATCGTGCCGACCCCGGACATGTCGAACAGGTCGTCGGGGTCGATCGGGTTGCCGGCGTCGTCCACATAGCCCAGGAAGGCGTCCGCGTCGGCGGGCGCCACCGGGGCCGGTGCGACCAGCGGTGCCGCGGGAGCGGTGTTCGGGCTCGCCGGCGGGGCGAGCGGAGCGGCGGCTGGTTGAGGCGCGGCGGCCGGGGCCTGCGCGGTCGGCGGTGCCTGCTCGGTCGGCGGTGCCAGCGGTGCGGATGGCTCCGGCGTGCTGCTCGGGGCCTGCGCGGCGGCCGGGGCCTGCGTGCTGGTCGAGGGCTGCTCGGCCGGCTGAGCGGCGCCCTCCGCCTGGCCGCTTGGCTCGGCGGTCTCCTTGGGCGCGGTCGGCGCGGCCGGCGCGGTGGCCTTCCTGGCGGTGCTGCGGCTCATCAGGATCTCCTGCTGACGGGTGACGGATCGTCCCGCACCGTACGGCCGCAACCGGCTAACGTCCCCGGCTAGAACACCACGTCCTCTGGCGTGGGGCCGGGCGGCGGCACCGAGGGAGGGTCGCCGGTGATCGTCAGCGGCCCGGGTACGACGTGCAGCACCACCAGGTACTGCCACACGGGGTCCGTGGCGCTCAGCGGCGCGTACGCCGGCCCGGTTGGGGTGATCGGCACCGCCCGCCCCTCGAACGCGGTCAGGTCCGCGAACGTCGCGTCGTCGCAGTCCAGCTGCCCGTTCTCGCCGAGCGCCGCCCACCGGCCGTCTCGGCCTTCCACACGCCAGGTCACCGGCTCCTCCGCTTCCTCTTCGGCTTCGTGGTCTCGGTACGGGCGAGGGTAGCCAGCACACCCAGGGTGAAGTGCTGCAACTCGTCGTCGCCGAAGCGCGGGTTCCGGCCGAAGGTGTCCTGCAACCCGACCTGGAACACCTCCCACGGCCGAGCGCCCGGGTCGGGGTCCTGCACGAACGGCCGACCGTTGACGCGCCCGATCTGCTCGTACGACTTGCCCGCGTACGGGTTGCGCCAGTCGTCCGGGAAGGCCACCTCCCGCTCGTCGTAGCCGCTGTGCCGCACGATGTCCTTCAGCCGGGCCAGTGGCTCCAGGCTGCTGCCGCGCATGGACCGGCGCCGCACGAACGTGAACTCGAGTTCCTGCAACCCGGGCACCATCATCTCCATGCGGTGGCCCATCTCGTGGACGTTCACCTCGTGCGTGTAGTCCCGGAACGCGCCGATGTAGACGTCCTGGTCGCGTGCTGTGACCGGCATGGCCAGCAAGGACGAGTCGTGGCCCCGTCCACCCGCGTGGAAGGCCCGCTGGCTGGACGCGATCCGCAGCTCGGCCTTGGCCGACAGACTCAGCCAGTCGTCGGGGAAGTACGCCTCCGCCTCCCGCAGCCGCGCCTCCCAGTCTGGACGGGCGGCCTCAGCGCCATACACGCGGCGGCTGCTCTCTCCAGCCGGGGCGGCCTTATGCCGCACACCGCCGAACGGCCTCACCGAGGCGAGCAGCTGCTTCAGTAGCTCATGCTCCCGGCGGGTCTGTGCCTTCTGCGCCGCGTTCCGCCGGGCCATCAGGTCGTGCCGGCCCGGGTCCTGGGCGGCGAACGCCTTCCGGATCGCCTCGGGGCCCAGCTCCCCGTCGAGCTTCCGTTGCAGGTCGTTGTACTCCTTGTCGCGGCGCTTCGCGTCGAGGAAGTCGTCGTGCAGCGCCTTCCCGGCCTCCAGCACCTGGTCGAGGGCCTTGTGGTACTCCTCGGGCGGCAGCACCCGGCCCACCGGGTCCTTCGGGTAGACCATCTCGACCTGCGCCGCAAGCATGTTGCCGAGACCACGGTTGGAGGGCTTCGCCAGCTCCTCCGGGTTTTCGGCGATGCCACGCATCCAGGCCAGCTGGGACTCCGCCATAGCCACGTCGCGGATCTCGTCGGCGAGCCGGTCGTTGGCGATCTGCTCCCGCTTCGACTTCGGGGTGCGCTTGCGCCGGAACTCGTCGGCCAGCTCGGCGCGCCGCTTCGCGAGAGTGTCCCGGACGGCGGCCAGCTCCGCTTCGAGCTCAGCGACCCGCCGGTCGACGGCCCGCTCTGCCGGGCGGATCTCCTTGCGCACCGCGGACCGCCACCCGGCCTCGTCTGCGGGCAGCGCCTGACGTGCCCGCTGCGCCGCCTCCCACGCCCGAGTGGACGCGACGTGGTTGCGGGCGGACGGCCGGCGGGGCCGTTTCGGGCCGCCCGGCTTCGGGATGAACCGGCCGGTGCGCGGGTCACGAGGGTGGTCCTCGGCTCGCCACAGCTTCACCGCGTAGCGGGCGTAGCCGAGCGGTGTGAGTAGGGGTGCCACCACCTGGTAGCGGGCCCGCGTCGACAGCATGGTGCTCCTCACCGAGGCAGGGGACAGGGCTGGTACGAGGCGGGGCCGCAGGAGAACGTCCTGCGGCCCCGCCCTCACGTGCCTCGTCAGCCGACGTGCAGGGTGCCCTGCACGAACGCCTCCGGCCGGTCCACGGTCAGACCGACCCGCTCGTGGCCCTTCAGGGTCACGCCGTCGCGCTCGAACAGGTCCTGGTTCTCCGTCGACACGTCGACCTGGACGCTGCGCCGGTCGAACAGCTGCGCGCCCAGCCCGAACGCACCGAGCAGGTACCGGCCCTCCGGCATCGCGGTGGTCGCGACGACCGGCAGCCGCCACACCCGCTCCTCGGCGCCGACGGCGATGGAGGTGACCAGGGTCAGGCGACCGTTGTCGTCGGTCTCCAGCTCCATGTCCTCCCAGTCCAGCGGGTTGATGATGATCCCGGTGGGGGCCATCTCGGCCAGCTGGACGCGGGTGATCGCCCGCCGCAGCGTGACGGTCTTCTTCTCCGACGGGTTGCCGGAGTTCAGCGGCTGGTTGTAGGTCTGCACGCCGGTCGTGTTGAGGATGCCGCGGATGTTGGCACCCTGACCGTTACCGAAGAGGATCTGGTCGTCCTCCTCCAGCCGCACGCCCTCGATCAGCTGCCGGTTGATCAGGCCGCGCATGCGCGGCTCGTCGTCCAGGGTCTGCTGGTGGGCGTACATGACGTGGCTGATGGTGGCCAGCGGGTACGTGACCACCTCCAGCGTGAGCTTGCTGCGGGGCGCGCGACCGAACACGTCGGTGTCGCCACCGGTCGGGGCGCTGGTGCCGTCGGCGGCGGTACGCTCCCGCACCGCGGCGGCGTTGTTCACGAAACCGGTCTGCCGGATGCCGTAGAGGATCGCGGCGGTGGTCTCGTCCGGCGGGAACAGGTTCCGCACGTGCATCAGGCGGGGCAGCTTCTCCACCAGGGGCCGCTGCTGGTGGTTGCCGAGGGCCTGCACGCCGGTCAGGTTGCCGGCCATCGCGGAGAAGACGTCCTTCGCGCCGATCTCCCCGGCGTCGACGCCCTTGCGGAACATGCTCTCGCCGTCGACCTCGAAGGTCATGCGACCCCGGTAGCCGCGGCCCTTGTACTCGGCCCACGACTCCGAGGCGAGGAACTGCTCGCCGAGGCTCTGCCCGCCGTTCATCGCGTGGTGGGCGGCGCTCGCGGCGCCGGCGACCGACCCGCCTTCGGGGGCGTCGAGCCACTCCCGCAGGCCCGCGTTGCTGGCCTTGGCGTCGATCAGCGCCTTCAGCGTCTTCGCCTCTTCGGTGGCCGCGAGGTACGCCTTGGCCTGGTCACCGTGGAGGCTGACCTTGCCGTCCTTCACCTCGAACGCGCCGGTCATGGCGTCGATCTCGGCGGTCTTCTCCTTCAGCGCGTTCTTGAGACCGGTGATCTCGTCGCGCACCTTCGTGCTGGTGGTCATGGTGGTCTCCCAGATGGGCACGGATTCGTTGTCGTGCCCGGGCGGGAGGCGTCGCGTCGGCCCGGCCACCGCCGGGAACGCCCGCAGGCCGATCGCCCGTGGCTGCCCGGAAACGTAGAGGCGGGCCGGGGTTAACGTCCCCGGCCCGCCCGTTACCCGTTCGGTCAGTCGCGCAGCGCCGCCAGGTCAGCCTGCATCTGCTCGAAGTCGAGCACCATGCTGTCGTCCGGCTCGCCGGTCTTCTCCTCCACCTGGCCGCCGGTCTTCTCACCCGGCTCGCCGTCGGGGTCGAGCACCGCGCCCAGGTCCACGCCCGCCTCGGTGAGCGCGTCCAGCAGCTGCCCGACCGACGCGGCGAGCCGCTCCGACCCATCACCGGCAACCTGGGCGCCCTTCACCCCGGCCGCGTCGGCGGCCACCGCCAGGGACAACTGCGCGGTCGCGTCGGCCAGCAGCTCGGCGACCGACGCGACGGTCGCCTCCGCCACCTCCGGCACGTCGCCGGACTTGGTGGCCGGCACCACCTGGGCGACCAGCTGCACCCGCAGCATCTCCCCGAAGCTGATCGTCCCGTCCTCGCCGACGGTGTAGGGGATCTGCCAGGTCTGCGTCTCCCCGTCGTCGCGGGGCGACCGGTTGACGACCACGTGGTCGTCCCAGGTACCCACGACGTACACCCACCACTCCGGCTGCCCGTGCTGATCCCTCGGCCCGGCCAGTGCCTGCCGGGCGGCCTCCCGCAGCGCGTCCCGCCGCTCCTCGTACGAGCCGGGAAGCACGTCCCTGACCTTGGTTTCCAGCGTCACCGAAGCGCCCTTCTCGCCGGTGTCACCGGCGGTCTCCTCGTCGCCCACCTCGTCGGTGAGCGCATCGTCGTCCACCGCCAGCTCCAGGTCCCCATCGAGCTCCGGGTACACCTCGGCGGTCTTCTTCCCTCGCTGCGCGGCCGACCACTTGCGGCGCCGCTCCCGCTCGGCGTCCCGCGCGGAGTCGAACGCCTCCTGCCACTGGCGGCGCCGTTCCCGCTCCGCCGCCTGGAGTTCCTTCTTCGTCTCGCCGGTCGCGGCCTCGACCGTCCGGTCGGCGTCCGCGCGCCGTATGCGCTCGGCGGCCCGCTCCCGGTCGAACGCGGCCTGCACCTTGTCCCGCCGGGCCGCCTCGGCGTCGCGTTCCTTCTTCCGCGCCGCCCCGTCGCCCGACCCGGAGCTGCCCGAACCACCGCTGCCCTCGACGAGCGCGCGGTCGCCGCCGAGGACCCGCTTCAGCCAGTCCGGGCCGAGCTTGGCGTTCGGGTCGCCGCCCGGCCCGGCCGGGGCCGCGCCGCCGGACCCGCCGGCCGTCCACTGGCCGGAGGCGTCGCGGGGCTGCGACGGGTCGAACTTGGCCTCCAGCTCGTCCGGCTGGTCCAAGGCGGCACCGAACCCGCCGCCCGTCGCGTCCTTCACGCCGAGGGTGGACGTCTGGGTGTTCGCGCCGTGCAGCACATCGGACCACTCGAAGAAGTCGACCTTCGCCATCACCCGCGCGCCGTCGCCCTTGCGGCGGGTGACGTGGCCCGGCACCGCCCGGTAGCCGATCGACCACTGGCCCTCGTCCGCGTAGAACTTCGCGTTCGAGTAGCCCTCCTTGCCGTCCTTCGTGTCCAGGTTGTACTGGCCCTTGATGTACAGCGCCCCGGCTTCCTTCGGCCACGGGGAGCCGTCCGGCAGGGTCTTCGGCAGCCGGGAGTCACCCGGCAGCCACTCCTCCTGGACGAGGGTCTTCGCGGCCATCCGAGCCCAGTCGTGGTGCCGGACACCCTTGCTCTTGCGCCTGGCGAGCGTGTCGGCGTACGCGCCGGGGGTGATGATGTCGCCCTGGTCGTCCTTGATGCCGGTGATCGACACCAGGCACTCCACGATGCCGTGCTCGTCGTCGTGGTCGAGCAGCACACCGGACGCGCCGGCGGCCTTGTACTCCAGCTGCGGCGGCGGAGCCGACAGGTCGAGGTCGGCGGTGCCGGCAGATGCTCCCATGAGCGTGCCTCCAGATGGGCGGGCAGAGTCTGCCCGGCATGGTCGCTCCGCCGCCGGGTTAGCGTCCCGCTCGTGTGGCCCGCTTGGCGCTGAGGGTCAGCCGACACCGGCAGCCGATCGTCTCCTCCAGCGGGCCGTCCGGGTCGCGCGGGTACCGCAGCTGCGCCTTGCCCACGGAGAACGTCTTGCCGACCGGTCGGGCTTGCCCGTTGGCGTTGCGGTGGGTGGTCCGGACGGCGCTGTCACGGCGGTCCCGCCACGTCGCGGTCACCTCCAGCCCGAGCGCGGCAGCAGCCCGCGCCGCGGCGTACATGCCGCCGGTGACAGCCGTGCGGACGGCGTGACCGGCGACGCTCTTCGCCCAGCTGAGCAGCGACCCGGCGTCGACCCGGGCGGTGAGCTGCTCCATGGTCTCTCCGGCGGCCTCCCCGGCGGCGAGGGACGCGGCGAGCTTGAGGCCGGCCGCGCGGGCGGCGTCAGCGGCGGCTGTGACCGCTGCGGTGGCCACGGCCGCCGCTTCCCGGCCTGCGGCGGCCGTGCCTGCCGACGGACCGGCGAGCAGCCCCACCGCGGTGACGGCGGCGCCCGTAGCTGCGGCCGCGATCAGCGGGCTCAAGGCATCCTCGGTGTCCTGCGCCCACACGTCGGGGTCGACGGCCGCCGTGGTGTCGAGGGCCTTCAGCCCGACCCGCCGGTCCACCTCCATATCGGGGTCGGCCGTCCAGTGCCGGGTGCCCTTGCGGGCCTTCGGGGACCGCAGCCGCGCCGACGTCCGCGCCGCCCATCGGGCCGTCAGAGCCGTCAGTGCCGCGGTCACCGCGGCCTCGGCTGCCTCGCCGCCCACCTGCTCGCTGCTCACCGTGCGGGCTGGCGCGGCGGCGGCCTTCAGCCCGTACCGGGCTACCCCGAGGGCGGTTTTGCCGGCCGGTTCGCCGGCTGGCTTCTCACGGTCGGCGGCGTCGCGTGGCTTCCTGCCGGCAGGTGGCTTCGTCTCGCTGTCCGGCTTCTCGTCCGGCTTCTTCCCGGTGGGGGGCTTGTCGCCGGGCTGCTCCTCGTCGCCGCCGTCGGCCGCAGGGGCCATCTGGGCGGCCATCTCCTCGCGGCGCTTCTCGGCCTCCTCGACGTCCTCCGGTGTCTGCGGGATCTGTGCCTTCCCGGTGTTGGGCAGCCACAGCGCCCGGGTCTCGGGCGTGGAGTGCACCTCGTAGCCGGCCAGCTCCGCGTACGACTCGATGGTGCGGAGGCCCTGCTGCACCTCCAGCCGGGCCTCCTCGCGGACGGCCCGCTGAGGTAGCCGCAGCGCTTCGACACCGGACAGGTCGAACTCCGGTTCGAGGTCGCGCTCGTCCAACGGGTCGACCATCTCCGCTGCGATCAGCTCCAGCGGCGGCGGCATGGTCTCGGTCCAGAAGTTGTACTTGTCCTGCGCGGCGTTGTCGAACGTCGAGCCCTTGGAGATGCCGAGCAGGCTCTCGGGTACACCGATGCCGCCGAGGATCTCCTCCCGCGCGTTGCGGGTCAGCTGCTCGTACAGCATGTCCTTCGGCCGGGCCGACAGGTCGGCGTAGCTCACCTGGTCGGAGTTGACGATGGTGACCTTGCCGGCGTCGACCGGACCCCGACCGAAGCGGCGCTCCAGCTTCGTGGTGTCCTCGCCGTTGAGGCCGCCCTTGATGCCGACGATCGCGCGTACGTGCCCGTCGTTGAGCATCCAGTGCACGTTGATCTGCCGGGCCAGGTCGTCCATCTCGACGGACGCGCCGAGCGCCGACATCACCGTGTCCGCCCGGAACGGGTCCAGCGGGTGCGGCTCGCGGATCCACCACACCCGGTCGAACGGCACGGTCCGGACCGAGCCGTCGGGCATCTTCGTCTCGAAGTGGGAGATCAGCCGGTCACCGGCCACGACCCGCCCACTCTTCGCGCTCTCGGTGGGCACCGGCACGGTGCGGCCTGGGGGCAGCAGGTCCAGGCGGATGATGTCCCCGCCACGGGAACGGGTGAACTCCACGAACGCGCCACGCGGCGAGTACATGACCTGGATGAACAGGCGCCGCTTGAACGCGCGGCCCTTCTCCAACGGGTTGGTCTGAGCGTGCGGCTGGAGCAGCCGGACCACGGGGTGGTCGTCCACGTACTCGTCGGTCCCGGCGACCTTGTACCGGAACGGCAGCCGGGAGAAGTGCCCGGCCATCAGGGAGGTGCCCCGCCACAGCCAGACGGTCCGCTCATACGCCTGGTAGACGGCCCGCTCGACGTCCCACTTCTGCTGGCGGCGTTTCCCGCCGAGCCAGTCGGGCATCTGCCCGCTGTCGGTGGACCACCGGATCGTATCGACCGTCTTGGTCTCCACGTCGTCGGCGCGGCGGCCGAGGCGGAGGCTGGGGAACAGCGGCACCCGGTTACTCCCTACCCAGCAGGAAACCGACTCCGGCGGTGAGGCCGCCGGCCAGCGCGGCACCGGCGAGCGGATGCCAGCCGAACGCGGCGACCACTGCGGCAGCCGCGACGGTCAGGACCCCGGCGGCGAGCAGGACGGCGCCGGTGATGTCGCGGGCGCGGCGGCTGGTCAGAAGTCGGCGGCTCACGGCCGGGACGGTAGGCCCACCGAAGGGCTAGCGTCCCCCGGGCGCGTGGTCAGGCGACCGCCATCGCGGGCATGGGAGGCCGGCCGTAGTTGTGGGGCTCCTCGTGCAGGTGCTCGCAGGCGTCCCAGGGCATCAGGTGAGTGGGGCACTTGCGCTTGCGGCGCCCGTCCGGGCCGCCGCGCAGGTGAGCGGTGCCGACGGTCGCGGCCGAGCATGTCTGTCCGCGCACTGCGTCGTACCAGCCCTGGCACTGAGCGCACCGCAGGTCGAGCACATCTACCCTGACCCCCGCGGTCAGGACGATGTACCCGTCTTCGAGGGCCTGTTCGGCGGACTCGGGTTCGATGGTGACGTTTGCTGCCGCGTACCACTGGTGTTCGGGGCTGAAGACCGCTGCTGGCAAGGGGGTGACCTCCAAGCACGAGGGGAGGGATCTGCTTGTTTCGGCGACATCTGGGGCAGGGTTGCGGCCCGCCGTCCTCCCCGGCTCGCGTAGCGAAGTATGTCGATGACCAGCGAAAACCGGTCGATGTCGCTGGCTGCTGTGATGCCCGAGCATACGGTGATCACCCGCCCCCGCGTCAACTACAGTGAACGAATCTAGCGCCAGGCCGTCCGGTTGACTTGACTGGCCGGATGGCCGAGGGAAGCATGGTGGAAATGTCGACCCCCCCGCGGCAGACCTTCGCCGAACTCCTCGAACATCTCTTCGTCACCCATCCGAACCCAGCAACCCGGCGCCGCTACAGCGACGCCGAGGTCGCCATAGCCGTCGGAATCTCCAAGACCGCCGTCTGGGCGTTACGCACCGGCCAGTCGAGCAACCCCACCCTGGAGACCATCTACGGCTTGGCCCGCTTCTTCGGTGTGACGCCCGGCTACTTCTTCGGTGAGCACGACACCATCGACCCCGAGCTGCGTGCCGCGATGGCCGACGCCGGCGTGCGGCACATCGCCGCCCGCGCGGCCGGCCTCACCGAGCAGAGCCAGCAGATGGTCCTGAACGTCCTCGAACAGGTCCGCCGACTCGAACACCGAGGTGAATAGTGGCAGTCAACACCCGATCGGGGCTAAAGTCCCGTTAACGGGATCGACCACGCTGGCACTCATCGGCGGGAATTTCATCCCTGAGTGAAGATCCTTGCCAGAAAGCCCTCCCTCATGCAGCGTGGTGGACCCCCACCGGTACTGGATCCACCGGAGCGCCCCGCCCCATGCCGATCAACCAGCTCCGCCGACAGATCACCCCCCTCGTGGACCGGTTCTCACCACCGGCCCCCTGGGACATCGCCCGCTACGTCGAGACGATCAGCGCCCGACGCGGACGACCCATCCAGCTGCTGCCGACCGACACCGCCGGCGGCGTCTGCGGCCTATGGGTCGCCACCGACCAGGCCGACTACATCGCCTACGAGCGCGGCACCTCCGGCCCCCACCGCGACTTGATCATCCTGCACGAGCTGGGACACATCCTGTTCGGCCACGACGGCCGCACCCTCGCCCACACCGGCTCCCGCTCCCGCTACCCGGACATCCAGGAACAACAGGCCGAGGTGTTCGCCACCGAGGTGCTCCAGCGAGCCGGCCAGAAACGCCCAGCCCCGCCGTCGCGGCAGGCCGTGGCCATCCTCGCTACCTTCAACGCGATAGGACCCGCCCGTGCCGCCCACACTGCTGATCCTGCTGCTGTGCGCCGCCACCGCGTACGTGGCTTGGGCGCCGCTGCGCAGTACACCTGAGCCGCCCCGCCGGTCACCGGCCCGCCAAGCACTCATCCTCGGCATGGCGTTCCTCACCATCGGCGTGTGGGCCGGCTACCAGGCAGACGACGCTCTCAACAGGCTCACCGGCTGGACCGGCACCTCCGAACTCAGCCAGCACCTCGCCATCATCGCCTCGCTGACCGCCCTGGAAGTCATGCTGCTGCACTGGCATCTGCCGCCGGAAGCGGCCCGGAGCGAAAGCCAGTGGCGCTACATCCTCGCCCTCGGCGTCGCGGTTGGCATGGTCGGCTTGTTCCTGCTCGGCGGCCCCGACGCCCGCCCCGCGACCGAGGGCGCCTACTACCGGGCGACGCCAACCGTCGCGATCCACGAGAGCGTGTACGCGCTGCTCCTCGCCGCCGCCACAACAGACCTGGCCGTACAGTCCGGCATCTACCGCCGTTGGCTGCGTGACTACCCGTACAGCTGGTGGGGCCTGACGGCGTTCGCGGTCGCGGGCTGGCTGGCCCTTCCCTTCGCGCTGCTGTCCGGTATCGACGCCGCCGCCGAAGGACTCGGCCTGTTCGAGGTGAGCTCGCAGCTGCTCGCCGCCACCGAGTCCCTGATCCTCACTGCCTGCGCCCTGTTCGCCGTCGGCGCGGTCCTCCCCACCGCCGGACCGAGGATCGCCGCCGGCGTCCGTCGCGTCCGCCGCGCCCGAGCCGCCCAAAAACTACGGCCCCTGTGGCAGGCCGTCCTCGACGGAAACCCCGGCTTGGCCCTCGACCGGCCCCGAGGAGCCGACTCCGCAGGCGAGGTGCTGCGCACCCTCATCTCCGGCGACGACTGGCGGGTCTACCGCCGCGTCATCGAGGTCCGCGACGGCTACCTGGAACTGCGGCCCTGGCTCGACCAGGACGTCATGAACCTCGCCCTGTTCAAATGCCAGCAGGCCGGGCTGACCGGCCACGACCTGCACGCCGCCGTCGAGGCAGCCGTCATCGCCGCCGCGCTGCGCGCCAAGGACCGCGCTGACCAGCCCCGCGAGGGCACCCACGTCGACCCGGGCGGCGCCGACATGTCGGGGGAGATCCGCTGGCTCGCCCGGGTGTCCCAGCACCTCCGCCACCCCGTCGTACGGGAGGTGCTGCACGAACTGGACCTGCGGCGCGAGTCCGAACGTAGCTGGGTGGACCAGCAGCTGGACAAGCTCGGCATCAAGCGATGAGCCGGGCCCGGTGCACCGCCGGCTCGTACACGGCCAGGCAGCACGCCTCCGCCCGGTCCGGTGACCGGACGCCCCGCTTCCGCATGCTGTCCTTCGACTCGACCACCGTGTTGCCCTGCGAGTCGGTGGAGTAGCGCGGCGCCGACATCTGCGACACGGTGCGGTCGTCCACCCGCAGCCGCACGATCGGATCCCCATCACCGGCCGCCGCAGCCAGTAGGCCCCGCATGGCCAGCCACATCTCGTCGCGCTTGCGCGCCGGCCGCAGCGTCGCGGTGTCAGCGTCCCGGTTCGGAGACTCCCGCACGTCGACCGGAACGATGTCGGCCTGGTGCTTGCCCTCCCGGCCCCACGCCTCCAGCAGCCCGAACACACCCCAGCCGACGCCGATGATGTCGACCTTCACCCGCACCCGCGCCGGCGTACCCAGCGCCCGCGCCAGGTCGGTGGCCCGTTTGATCTGCTCCAGCACCATTCCCGCGACCGCCACGCTGTCGGTGTTCGCCTGCCCGGCACTGGTCTTCTCGATCGTGATCAGGTCGCCGACGCAGCGGGTGATGGCCAGCTCGTCACCGCCGTCCGCCGCTACGTCCACGCCGAGGCGTACCCACGCGCCGCGCTGCACCCGATGCTGCGCGGTCTCCGCCCGCAGGCCCAGGTCGCACAGCCGCACGACGTCCGGACCGTCGGCGGGTTCGTCGGCGCGCACCGCGGCGTCGACCCACGACCACGGGATCAGCGTGTTCGGCCCACCCCTCGGGAACTGCGCGCGGACCTTGGCGATCACGAACCGGGAGTCGTCGCCGTGGTCGGCGATCGCGTTGGCCACCCACCGCTGGTCGACCAGGTGCGTGGCCAGGGGATGGGGCGGGGTGGCCGGCGGGCACGACCGGCACGTCGCGGTCGCCTCGCCCGTGAAGTTCGGGGTGCCGTACGCATCGAGGGGGATGACGCTGGTCCGGTCGTCGGACGCACACAGCCGCTCGAACCACGACCCTTCCTCGTCGGTGGGCGGGTTCCCGATGCACACCATCGCCGCGTTCGAGCCGGTCAGCAGACCCCGCATGTTCTGGCCGATGGTCTGGGAGATACCGCCGGCCTCGTCCACGACCAGCAGCAGGTTCGGCGCGTGGATACCCTGCACCGCGTCCTCGGCGTGCGGGGCCGCCGCGATGCCGTACGCCACCACGTACTCCTGCCCGGCGACGGTAGGCACCTTCCACTGCGTCGTGTCCACGGACCCGAACAAGTCCGCGCGTTTGGTGACGCCCCGGATCTCCGGCCAGATCTGCCGGGCCACCTGCCGCCACCGCGGCGCAATCGTCACCACCACGGCGGTGCCCGGCGGGTACACCGCCCCGAAGTAGGTGGCGGCCAGCGCCATCGAGCGCGTCTTCCCGGATCCGAAGCACGAGGGGACTGCCGTCACCTGGTTGCGGACCATCGACCGCAGGATCTTCCGCTGCCCCGACCACAGGGCCTCACCGAGCACCTGCGTCGCGAAGCCCACCGGGTCGCCCTGCCACACCGCGTACGGGGTGCCCAGCTCTACCGCCGACGCCGCCAACAGCGCCACCAGATCGTCCCGGTCCAGCGCGGCGAGCACCCGCCGCCGAGCCGGCACGGGCGCGGCCATCAGGTCGGTGAGCATCCGCGCCGCGGCCGTGGACCGGACAGCCCGGCGGCCTGCGGCTACCCGGGCGGCGCCGGCGACGTCGAACACATCGTCACCCGGGGGAGAGGCACACCGGGGCGCGCGGCAGCAGCGACCCCCGTCGTGGACATGCCGAAGATCGTGCAGCCCGGCGGGGTCTTACGTCCGGATGCCGTCCGGGCCGCAGTGCTGGCAGCTGCAAGGCAGGCCGAGACGCGCTCGCCGCTCACGGTGGCGCCGCGCGAGGGCCGCCACCCGCGCCGGGTCGCCCGGGTCGCAGCCGGCCCGCGCCAGGTAGGCCCGCGCCGCCGGCTCCCACCAGTCGTAGTCCTCCAGCCCGGGAAGCCGTGCCCACAGCTCAAGCTCCCCGAGCCAGCCGTTGCAGCTGCTACACAGCAGGCCCCGAACGCATCTGCCGCAGGTCTTGTGATGGTCCTGGCAACATGCGTGGTCATGGTCGATGTAGAGCGGTGCCGGGCCGTCGCCCCGGAAGTTGGCCCTTCGGCAGATGCCGCACTGCCCGTCCTGAGTGGCGCGGAGCCGCCGGTAGTCGGCTGCGGTGAGGCGATGCCGACCCAGCGCGCGAACCGGAAGAGCCGTGCAGCACACGTCCCGCCACTGAGGTACGGCGACGTGGACCAGGCCGCCCCGGCCGTACGTAAGTGCCATGACGTGAGTGTGCCGGTGGGCCGGACGGCAACTCCGCCCAGCCCACCGGCAACCTGCTGCGTCAGCCCACCCAGTCCGCCATCTCCGGGATCGGCCGGTAGCCGACCTCCCGGCTGTCGGTGTCGACCCGGGCGATCACCCCGGATCGGGCCAGCGCGGCGAGGTGCCCGCTGACGGTGGACCGGTCGAGCACGATCAGCGCGGCGACGTCCCCGGCGGCGGTGTGCCGGTAGCCGTCGGGGTGCCGCAGCATCAGGTCGGCGTGCTGGTGCACCGCCAGGTACACCAGCTGCCGGGTGGGCTTCAAGTTGGTGCTGCCGGCGAGCACGACGAACGCGCCGGCCGTGAAGGTACGCAGCCGGCGGGCCAACTGCTGGTGCACCTCGGGGGAGAAGGGCATGGGGTCTCCGATCGCTGGTGGCGCCGGGTCGCTCACCCGGCGCCGGGTCTACTGGGACGTCGCCGACTCGCGGCTCTGCCCGGCTGCCTGCCAGCGCTCGGCCAGGCGGATGACCTGCCTGCCGGTGAGGTGCGGCGCGTACCCGACCCACGCCACGTTCGACGGCTTCGGGGGAATGGCGGTCAGCTTGTTGACGGTGCAGCACCAGAGGGTGCAGCCGTCGACCGGGCGAGTGGCCACGGGGGTCTCCTGTTCTGCGCGGGTCGCTCACCCGCACACCCCGAAGTGTAGCAAGCCTACAGTGTGTTGTCGATTGTCTGCGTCGTAGGGTAGGAATACGGCGGCCTTGGGTCTTCACCTGCCCGCGGGTGGGCGGCCGTCCGATCCCCTCAAGAACCCCGGGAGCCAGCGTGACCGATTCCGAGGAGCGCCGTATCAGGCTCTTGGAATGGCTCTACGAGCACGACGGTGCCTCCATGCCGTCGATGTACGAGTTCCTCGGCGAGGTTCCTGACGAGAAGACCGAAGAGTTGTGGCGCGGCACTCTCCGCAGGCTGTTCAAGGATGGCCTGATCATGCTGGGCGAGACGTACGAGATCGCGCATACCTCCGCTGACCTCACAGACGCAGGGCGAGCCAATGTGGAGGAACGCCGTCATCGCCAAGCCGCCGAGCGAGAGATGCAAGCGCGTCGGCGCGCAGATCCTGCACTCCGCCGCGCCGCGGCAAGCAACGGACTGCTGCGCTGGGCTTACGACCAGGATCCCGACGGCGGCAAGTGGCTGTACGTCGACCAGTTCCTGTCGAGCGGGCACGCCGTCTTCGAGGGGGAGAGCCTCCCCGAGAGCGTGGTTCGGCGCGCCGCACTCAACCTTCAGGAGAACGGTCTGGTTCGCGGCGACAGCGGCGTGGCCGAGATCGAGGGGCCGATCACCCTGCAGATCACGTCGGCCGGCCAAGACTGCATCGAATCCGGAGGCGACGTGGCTGACTACCTGCGGCGACGCAACGATCGCGCTGCCAACATCACCAACTTCCACGGGCCGGTGTCCGGCAACGTCAGCTGGGACAGCACCCATGTCACCCAGACGGCCACCACGACCGGCGTGGCTGGCGACGAACTTGCCGTACTGGTTCGCGCCATCGCTGAGGCCATCCCCGTGCTCGATTTGTCCGAGGAGCAGCAGGCGGCGGTGCGGCGCAACGTGGACGTCATCGAGGGCGAGCTGGAGCAGCCGGAGCCTGACCAGCACACCGTCAAAAATCTGATGCGCCGCACGCTCGACGTCATCGAAGGCTCGACCACCAGCGCGCTCGGGATCTTGCTCACCGGGTACGCCAAGGAGTTGATGAGAAGCGCCGGCGTTCCGATCGGGTAGGGCGTTCCCTGCCTCGCAGTACCGCGCATAATTCCGATTATGTCCGCGCGTCGGAGGGGATTCGCCGACCGCCGACCGTAGGCTCGACGGCATGACGACCCCCGACGCGGTGAGCGACCGCGACCTGGAGACCCAGCCGATCCCACTGCCGAGCGCCCCCGCGCCCGCCAGCCCTCCGCAACTGAGCCTCGCCAACGCACTGCGGGACACGACCGCCAACCTCTCCGCGTACATCGAGCAGCGCGCCCATGAGATCGCCGCGCCCCGGATCGCCAAGATCGAGCAGGAAGCCGCCGCGCGGGTCGCCGCGGCCGAGAGCGAGCGCGATGTCAACGCCCGCCGGTTCAATGACGTCGAGGTGGAGTTCCGCCGCCAGTACAAGGCCCTGGAGACTCGCCGCGACGAGTTGGCCTGGGCCGCTCGATACCTGCCCGCCGGACTGCGGGGCTTCGTCCTCGGCGATGACACGCGGCGACACGTCTACCCGCAGCCCCGAGAGTCGTTCGCCGCCGCCGTCGACCAGGCCGCCGCCGGGCTCGGCCTCACCCCGTACGCCGAGGAGAGCCAGTGACCACGACCGACACGTCCCGCCCTCGCTGGCGAGGCCCGAAGACCCACAAGATCACATGGGTGGTCGACCGGCCCATCGACGCCCGCCCCGACAGCCCCTGGACGTGCTCCTGCGGCAAGGTCGGCGACGGGACCGACCTGCCCGCCCAGCAGCACCTCGCCACCGCGTCAGCATCGGCCTTCAAGCGGCTGGAGCACCACCAGGCGTACGCCATCCTGGGCATCAGTGCGTCCGGCGACGACAAGACCGCGATCGAGGTCCTGTTCATGCACCCGGCCTGGCCCCAACTCCGCCGGTACGTTGCCACCGGGTACGACCACTGGGGCATGCTCACCGCCGAGGTGCGCTGGAACGACGTTGCCGTGGCGCTCGACGCCGGCGACATCACCGGCGAGGACGAAGACCTGCTCGTGCTCCGGTTCGCCGCCTCCGTCGTCGGCGCCGGTTCGGTGAACGTCGGCCGGCTCTCCCGAATCACCTTCGACCAGCACCGGAACCGTCGCATCCGCAGCGCGATCGACGCTATCTTCCCGCCAGCGGAGGAGAGCGAGTGACCGACCTGGCTCGGTTCACCACCACGGCGGTCGTGGCCGGCGAGCAGGACGCCCTGCGGGACTTCACCGAGCGGTGGCTGACCAACCGGCGGCTGTCCGAGCACACCCGGGCCGCGTACCGCCGCGACGTCGGCCTCTGGGCCGCCTGGTGCGCGGAGCGCGGACTGAACCCGCTGCAGGCGACGTTCCTCGACGTCAACGCGTGGGGCCGCCACCTGGAGCAGCCAGACCCGCGCACCGGGAAGCCCGCCTCCCCCGCCACGGTCGCCCGCCGACTCTCGGCCGTGTCCAGCTGGTACGACTTCCTCGCGAAGCTCGGCGCGGTGGCCACCAACCCGGCCGCCGTCGCTGATCGGCCCCGCGTCGACCGGGACCACTCCCCCACGATCGGGTTCACCGCTACCGACGCCACCGCGATGCTCACCGCAGCCGCCCGGGGCGACCGGTGGATCGGCTCAGCCGGCCCGGCGGTCGCCTCCATGCTGGTAGACCTCGGCATCCGGGTGTCCGAACTGTGCGCCCTCGACGTCGAGCACCTCGGCCACCGCGAAGGCCACCGCACCGTCGACCTGCTCGCCATGAAGGGCGGGAAGCGGCGCACCCGGTCCATGCCGCCCGCCGTGGCCAAGGTGGTCGACGCGTACCTCGAGTTCCGGGCCGGCCGGGAGCAGATGCCGGTCGAGCAGCTGCACGGGCCGCTGTTCCTCAACGCCAAGGGCCAGCGGATCGGCCGGCACGAGGTGTACCGGTTCGTGCGCCGGCTGGCCAAGGCCGCGGGCATGGCCGGCTGGGAGAAGATCAGCCCGCACTCGTTCCGGCACGCCTGGAACACCATCGCCCGGGAGCGGGGCGCTGATCTGGAAGACCGCCAGCACGCCCTCGGTCACGCCGACCCGCGTACGACCCAGCGGTACGACCGGAACCGCGGCGCCCTCGACCGCGACCCGTCGTGGCTGGTGGCCGCCGCAACGTCGGGCAGCTGACCGTCGCAGAACGAGCCGGCACCCGGGAACGGGTGCCGGCTCGCGGTGTCAGCGGAGGGCTTCAGGCTGGCTGAGGGCCTTCACAGCCTCGGCCAGCGACTGCGCCGACGACTGCTGCTCGGTCAGCGCCCTGCGGAGCAGCGCCGCCGCCCTGCCGCGCCCAGCAGCGTCAGTGGCATCGGCCAGCTCCCCGATGCTGTTCCCCAGAGCAATCGCTGTGGCCCGGATCAGCGCGAGCAGCACGTCGGGATGGTCGACTTGAACGTCACCTCGGAGGCACGCGGCCAACTCGAACGCCGACTCGCGCATCTGCATCGCAGGGCCGGCGTACCCCGGGACCGGTTCTGGCATAGGTCTATCGTGCCAGCGGCCAGCCGCCGGTGCCCGCCCGACGATCAGACGTTGAAGCCACGGCCCTTCAGGTACGCGACCAAGCGGTCGTACGAGCGTCGGGCCTCGCCCAGGAATCGACGCGCACCGCGCAGCAACTCTCGCTGGAATCGTTCGTCGGCGGGTCGTCCCGTCGAGTCCGGCATGGAAAGCAGCTGATAGCCGATCAAGCCGGACGCGGCCATAGCTGCTTGTCCGGCCGCCTTCAGTGGCAGCACCTCGGCGCCGTCATCCATCGTGGTGTCACGCAGCTGGAACGCCATCACGCGGAGCCGCGCGTCCATCAGGCGAGCGGCGCCCAGGCCATCGTTGTCAAGCTGACGGGCGTACCCCTCGGCGAACTGCTCGATCTCGTGTACGTCGCTGGCGTGGTCGTGCAGCCCGGCCTCCACGGAGGCGGTCAGCTGTCCGAGCAGAGCAGGCAGGTCGTCCGGGGTGGGATCGTCCAGCATGACCGTCGGCGTGCCGAGCGCAGCGAGGGCCTGAAGCACACGGTCGGCCGTGAGGGGGCCGCCGTGGCGAGTCGTCGTCATCGGGTTAGTTCGTCCTTTCGCGGTACGAAGGGTTCGGCGAGCACCGGAACGTCCGGATACAGCCGCTGGTAGGCGGCGCGGTGTTCGGCGACGTGGGCGCGGCCGGCGTCGGTGAGGCACACCAGCGCGACGTTGGCTGGCAGGTTGAGATGCACGCCAGGACGACGGCCCGTCTGAACGTCGAGGACCTCGACCAAGGCGCCACCCGGATACGCCTTCAACCTGTTCACCACGGCCGTCGACCGGGCGGTCTTCTTCACGTGCGGCAGCGTCATCCCCGGCGGGATCGCTGCCACCTCAGCTGGCATCTCAACGCGCTCTCCCGGCGACACCCACCGGTTGTAGCTGTCGTACTCCTGGATGATCCGCCGCAGTAGTGGGCACCGGCCGCCGGACTCCAGTCCGGCCAGCTCGGCCAGAACCCGCCAGTCCGGCTCCCGGACCAGGTGCTTCGGCCGGCGCGTCGGCGAGTGATCGGCCAGGCCGGTGTGCGCGCCGTCGACCGGCTCCGGATCGGCGGCCTTGACGTCGGGGTGCAGTTCCCGGTAACAGGCGTGGTGCAGGTCGTAGTGCCGGCGCCCGGCCGGGGTGATCCGTACCCACCAGTCCCCGCGACCGCCCGGGTGGAACTCCTCGATGTACGGCCCGTCGCGCTGGTCGTCGCGAAGCTTCTGCAGTGCCCGCCACGTCGGGGTGCGCTCAGACAGCGGGATTTCGCGCGGTTGCAGACCCATCGTCATGCCGTCCTCGCCAGCCCGGTACAGCTTGGCCAGGGACTCCCACAACCACTCGGAGAGCAGACCGGCCGGCTTCTTCGCTGGCGCGGCGGCGGCCGGAAGCCCCGCGCGGGCGGCTGCCCGGCCGGGTGTGGTGAGGGTGACGTACACGCACTTCACCACCATGATGCCCAGGTCCGCCCAGCCGTGCTCGGTCTTGACCAGGCCGCGCCGTCGCAGAGCCGCGAGCGTCGCCCCGGCACCGGAATCGTGCTCGCCGGCGGCCCGGAGAACGTCCTGGACGGTGGTGTACCCGAACAGCGTCCGGGGCAGCTCCAGGGAGAACCGCAGCTTCCGCCACTCTGCCGCCGGCGGAACCTCGATCCGGGCGAGCCGCTTCCCGGCGATCTCCTTCTCCCGCTCCTGGTCGGCGTTGTAGATCGCCGTCAGGTACGTGCGCTGCCGGTCGTTCAGACCCGCCCACGCGGCAGCGGCTTTACCGGTCACCGCGCCGGCCGCTTCCTCGCGATCGTGCTTCGATCCCGGACCAGCTGATGGGTGAGGAACCCGTACCCGATCACCAGGGAGGCCGCCGCGGTGGCCCAGGGCAGCCACAGTGGAGACGGGCCGGGCAGCAGCTGCACGACGGCGCCGGCCGCTGACACGGCGGTGATGGCGGCGACCATGGCCACGGCGGCCCGGGTCACTCGGCCGCGGCGGCGCAGGTGCACGACCGCGCCGGTGAGGAGGATCCCGGGGGCGAGCCCCATGACCGCGATGGCGAAGCCGAACCCGTCCATGATCACTGCTCGGACTCCCGCCGCGCCGCCTCCGCCAGCTGGGCGTGCGTGGCCTTGATCTGCTGGACCAGCCCGTGCATGGTGGGGTCCACCGGCGTACCCGTGGTCAACCCGGTCGGGTCGACGCTGGCCGGCGGGTAGGCGAGTCCGCAGCCAGCGCACCCGAGGACCACCGGGTCGGTCTCCTGTGGGCTGGCGATCCGCCAGGCGCAGAGGACGTCGTGGATGACGCGGGGCACGATCCGGAGCCGGTAGCCATCCACCTCGTCGTGGCGGAGCACGGGCAGGCGCGTCGTGCCGGCGGCGATCGAGTCGGCCAGGGCGCGCAGTTCAGCGGAGGCGGTCGCGGGGTCGATGGGCTTCATCAGTAGTCATCCCCCATGCGCCGCTTGTAGGCGGCGACGGCGGCGCGGAGCCGTTCACACGTCTCGGCGTGCCCGCTCTCCTGGTCCTCGGGGTGCGGGTCGTACGGGCCGTGGTCCTTGATGCCTTGGCCGCAGGCACCGCAGTCGTAGTAGACGTTCTGGTCGCTGAAGCTGTAGCCGAGGGCGTACTCGAACGCGGCCACGGCCAGGTCGTAGTCGCCACGCTGCTCGGGCAGATCCAGCACCTTGCCGATTTCCGCCCAGGTCGCGCCGGCGCCGCGCGCCTTCGTGATGGCGCTGTGAACCTGCTGGTCGGCGCGACCACGCAGCCAGACGGCCGCCTCCAGCCGGGTCAGCGGCCGGACCGTAGGTTCGGTGGTCTTCGCGCCTACGAAGATCGGCGCGTTGGCGACGTGGGCCGGATCCTCCAGCATCAAGGCAACCCGGTGCACCGCGTTGTGCGCGGCGCTCATCATCTCGCTCTGCGCATTCTGCCGGCGTTCCTGCGCCGCCGGGTCCTCGTGCTTTCGCATCGGGGTCTCCTTCTGTTCGCTCTCGGTGAGGATAGGCCGCCGGGCCGACACAGGGTCGGCCCGGCGGGCGCGGGTCAGGGTTGTGGGCGGGCGACGGCGGCCCACAGGTCGCCTTCTTCGCGGCGGATGATCAGCCGGTGGTTGAGGTACACATCCCAGCCGAAGTTGGTCATCGTGTACTCGCGTCCACGGCCGTGGTCAACGAGGCCACCCTCGGCGAGGATGCCCTTGTCGCGGAGGGCGTGGATGGTCTGCCGGTAGGCGGCGTCGCCGTGGAAGTGGCCGGTCGATGTGGTGATCTTGCCGCCGTTGCAGGCGGCCCGCTCGATCTCCTCGGCCTGGTTCTCGGACAGCCGTACGCCTCTCGGCGTGGCTGGCTTCGTGGCCTTGGTGGGGATGGGCTTGGCGGCGGCTTCGGCCTCGGCGAGCAGGTCGGCGGGCGCGGTCCACGGTTCGCGGCTGTAGAGCACGACAAGTCCGCCGTACCGGTGGCGCTGTTCGGTGGTCCAGTCAGCGGTCCGGTCCCTGCGTGCCTTGTGGGTGGCGACCTGGGCGTAGTGCCCGCCGCCGGTGGACACGCACGAACCGAACTTGACCTTGCATTTGGGGCAGGGCACTGCCTGGTCGGCCATCCAGTAGGCGCGTGATCGCTGGTAGTCGGTCAGCTCGACGGCCGTCATCAGGGTCTCCGTCCCGTGCGGGTCGCTCACCCGCACACCCCAAAGTGTAGCAGAACTATGCCGGTAGGGGGTGCCCGCCGCCGGGCCGACATCGAAGCCGACCCGGCGGCGCGGGGTCAGCGGTCCAGCAGGGTCAGGTTCATGGCCGTAAGCCACTGCTCCAGCAGGGGCACAACGTCTGCGCCGGGCAGCTCGCGGTGCTCGGCCTTCACAGCGGCCAGTTGCTCGCGGAGAAGCAGGATGGCCTGGCCTTCCCGGGTGGTCGGGTCAGGCGTCCACCGCCGGTCCAAGGGCTGCCGGTCACGGATCGCTGCCTGCTCGGCGTACGCGGCGTGCTGCTTCGCCAGATCCTTCAGCAGCTCGGCGAGTTTGACGTTCAGCAGGTCGACCTGGTTGGCGTGCATGCGCATCCGTTCGGGGGCGAGGTGCCACCGGTGGAGCGCGATCAGCTCCTGGTGGTCGTCGCGGCCGAGCCAATGCCGGACCAGCGCGTGGACGATCTGCCCGGTGTAGCGGCGGGTGCCGTCGGGCACGCTGCGGATGCCGCTGTCCCGCTGGAGGGACAGCCAGCCGTACGGGCTGGCCGGGTTGATGGTGGCCGGGCTGAAGCGGGACGCGCCGTACAGCGTGACGCGGTTGACGACGGGCCGGTCGGGCAACTGCTCGTAGCGGACCCAGCGGTGTTCGCCCTCGACGCGGCCGAAGGTTACCTGCACCCTGTCGTGGCCGTCGTAGATGTGTGCGTAGGGGTCAGGTTCGATGGTGAACGCGCCGATGCCGTGGACCTGGTAGACGCAGCGGCCGTACTGATCGGGTGTGGCGGTGAAGGTGATCGACCGGCGGGCGGTCAGCTGGATGGTGGTGCTGTCCAAGAGGGGTCTCCCGAAGGTGGCCCGGGGGCGGGGTCGCTCTCCCCGCCCCCGGTGGGTGGTCAGCGGTCGGTGGTGCGGGCCTCGGCCAGCGCGCGGCGGGCGTCAGCGCCGCGCACGGCGGCCTTACGCATCATCGTGAGCAGCCACGCCGCGCCGACGCTCTCGTGCACGATGTAGCCTGCGCCCATCGCGATGCCGGTCTGCACGGCCAGGGGCATCGTGTCGGAGGACAGGAGCACGATGTCGCCGCAGTGCTCGGCGTTCGGCAGCGCCGAGGTGAGCACGGTGGCAACCATGTCGGAGGCCACGACGACCAGCGGCGCGGACATCCACCCGTCGGCGGCGGACCCGCTGGTGTCAGCGGTGGCCACGGCCGCGCCGGTGTGCTCGGCGTAGACGGCGAACTCCTGCTTGCGCCGGTCGTCGCCGGTGAGGAGGAGAACGTCGGGGAGTTCCATAGGGGTCTCCAATCGATCGGCGGGTCGCTCACCCGCTTACACCCCAAAGTGTAGCACATATTCGCCTATAGATGCAGGTCAGGGGCCGGGTTACTACCCAGCCCCTGCTGCCCCGCTCCCCCGGTCAGGCCGCGTCGCGGATCTGCACCACCCGCTCGTCGGTGAGCCGCGCCAACCGCGCCAGCTCCGCCGGACCCATGCTCGCCGACAGCTCCCGGATCGCCCCGTCCCGCGCCCGCGTCAGCGCGGCCCGCAGCGCGGCGAGCCTGCGCACCTCACCGGCGCGCTCCGCCACCAGCTCCGGGTCGGCCTCCGAACGGGGCGCCGACGCCTGGTGCGGGTAGATGTCCCGCACGGCGGCGCCGGCCAGCTGCGCGGCCTGCCGGTTCGACCAGCCGGCGTGCTTCGTCAACGCCGCGGCGGCACGGTTGCGGGCCTCCACCGCGTCGGCGTACGCCCGGTTCGTGGTCTCCAGCTGACCGGCGGCGGCCTCCAGGCGCGCGATCGGCACGTCGGGCAGGTCCAGCACCACGTCCGCGTCCGGGCTCGCGGCCACGGCCGGCTCGTTGGCGAGCGCGCGGGCCTGCTTGTAGAGCGCCCACAGCTCGCGCACGTCGACCTGCGCGATTTTGAACGCCTCCTCGGCGCGTCCGGCGCTCACCCGCCGCGGCGGGGTGACCTTCTCGATGGCCTCGCGCACCTGGGCGACCTTGTTGGGTCGGCCGTGGATCTCGGTGCACAGCTGGGTCCAGGACCAGCCGTGGTGGAAGTGCAGAGCGGCGGCGTGCCGGTCGCGGACACCGAGGGCCTTGCGGTGCTCGGCGCGCAGCTCACCGGCGAGGATCCGGCCGGTGATCGCGCGGTCCGGTCCGGCCCGCTCGGCCGCTTCGGCGAGCCGTGCTCGGTACGTGTGAATGGCGGGGTTCATGGGGGTCTCCAAGTTCGCGGGGCGCCGGGGGTGGCTGTGTTCAGGTGTTGCCAGGTCAACGGCGGGGCGGGGCGGGGCACATGACCACCCACCCCACCCCTTACCGTATCAGAGGTTAACGGGGGTTCGGTTGGTCGGCGTGCAGTTCGGGCACGACCGGCGGGCGGCGCCGACCACCTTGATCTCCGGGATCGTGCTGGCCGGCCGCGACGGCTTCGCGTGCATCCGGGGCGGCCCGTCGGCCAGCTCGGTGAGCAGCTGCGCGGCTTCGCGTGCAGCAGTCGCGATGGCGTCCATGAGGTCTCCGTTCGTCCGGAACGGGTCGCTCACCCGCTCACACCCCTCAATGTAGCGGTCATTAACGCGGGAGGGCAAGCGCGCCGGCCAGATTGCGCCCGCCGCGCCCGCCGCTCCACCGCCGCTACCAGAACAGCCTGGTGATGATGTCCACCGCCGTCACGATGGCCCTGATCAGCGTCAGCATCCAATCCGCGCCGGGACGCTGACGCCTGCCTGGTCGCCGCCGCCGGCTACTTCTATTTGACTTGGCCATGAGTGCCTCCTTGGTGAGTGGGCACGCTTCTCGCGCCTCTTACTCACGTATCGGCACTCACGAAGCCGGAATACAGCATGGGTGACGCATGATCTGCGTCACCCATGCCGGGAACGGGCCGGGCCCGCCGGAGCGGTCAGAACAGCGCGCCCACCGGGACGGCCACCGGCTCGGCCGTGGTGGTCGACGGGTAGAGGAACGACCGCATGTCGGCCAGCAGCTCGGCCTCCCACCGCTCGTCGGCCTCCCGGTCCGCCTCCGGGGTGAGCGCGTCCATGACCCGCTGAAGGATCGCCTCCAGGTAGAGGCCACGGGCGGCGCAGTCGTCGGCGGCCACGAACCGGAGCATGTCGGTGATGGTGGCGCGGGCCTCGTCGGCGCTGTGGTTGAGGCGGGCGCGGACCGGGGCGAGCACCTCGCGGGCCTCGCGGCCCCAGCCCTGCATGACGGAGCTGGCGAGGCCGTCGTTGAGGATCTCGGCGGCCCGGGCGAACATCGTGTCGGTGATCATGGGGTCTCCCTCAGTTGAGCGGGTCGCTCACCCGCTTACACCCCAAAGTGTAGCACAGATTAGATACTGCGGCACTGGTGGGCCGCCCCTGACGCAGACGGGCTCGGGCGTGCGGGGCCGGTTCGCCCGCTCCATGAGGACCCGGCGGTGGCACACGTCCCGCTCCCCCGGCTCGGGCAGCGGGCAGTAGCAGGCCAGGTCCCGGCCGACCAGCTGGTGCAGGTGTGCGAGCAGGACCACCCGGGTCCGCTCCTGCGGCGGCTTCGGCACGCCGAGCCCGCAGTCCAGCCACGCGGCGAACATCTCCACCGCCGCCTCTCGGGCGGTCTCGGGAACGGCGATGCCGCACGCCACGACGTCCGCGGCGGTGAACGGGTTCCCGAACCGGCTGGGCCGGGTCACGATCACCGCGCCGTCCGGCTTCCGCCAGCCCTTGCGGCGGAACCGCTGGATCGGCTCAGGCATCGCTGCTCCCCTCGGGTCGCCGGCAGCCGTCGCAGCGGGAGCCGGGCAGGGCGTTGATGGGCCGGTAGCAGCCGGCGCAGGCCACCAGCTCGTAACCGGCCGGTCGGGACGCGGCCGGCGCGGCCGGCGCCGGGAGGTCCGGGGCGGGTCGGCCTTCCCGGGCGGCGGCGAGGGCCTCCCGGACGAGGGCGCCGCCCCGGGTGGCCCTCTGGCGGGCTTCGTCGGGGGTGCGCGGCTCGCGGATGGCCAGTTCCCGCTCCCACGGTCGGTGCCTCACCGGACGGCCGCCAGCAGCGACGGGTACTCCTCGATGACCTCGCCGTCCAGCTCGTTGCGGTGGCGCGGACCGCGCTGGAAGGTCCAGGACTCCCGGGTGTCGCCGCAGAACCTCAGCGTCCAGGCGGGGTCGTTCAGGACCAGCTGGGTCGGCGCGGGATGCCAGTCGCCCCACTGCTTGAAGAAGAACTTCGTGCCGGCGCTGTTCCGGCACTGGTCGCGAAGCGAGCGCGCCCAGTCGGGGTGCATCGGCCGACAGCCGGGGCCGGTTTCGCCGCCGACGACGACCCAGTGCAGGCCGAGCTGGTCGCGGACGTGCCGCTCGGTGAAGGAGGTGTAGCCCATGCTGCCGTCGGGCAGCGCGAGGCGACCGATGTTGTTCCAGGCGTGGATGTACCGGCCGGTGTGCCGGTCGGCGGGAGAGCCGGCCGGGCGCATGCTCGGGTGGGTCGTCCACTCCTGTCCGAAGGCGGGCGCACCGTTGTCGTGGGCGTTCTGCAGCCAGCGGCGCGGGCTCCTGCCGATGCTCTCCGACCAGAACGACTCGATCTGCTGGCGGGCGTCGGCCGGCACCCAGTCCGGCCAGGTCCACTCGTGCCAGGTGGCCGGGGCATCGGCCGAGTCGGCCGGGGTGCGGGGTGCCATCCAGGCGGTCAGGTCGACCGGGCCAAGGAGCGGTTCGGCGGAGATCCAGCGGACGGCCGCCGGGGTGTCCAGCAGCGCCGGGATGCGCAGGTTGGCGGTGGCCTGGTCCTCGACGCTGACCCCGATCCACACGTTCGGCAGCGGCGGCATCGGCTCGCCATCTGGCCGGTCCGTGATCAGCTTGATCGCGGCATCGATCCGCTCGGCCGGCACCCGCCTGTCTTCGGCCGGCGGCTCGGCGAAGGTCCGGACCCAGTCCCACACCAGCCGGGCGAACTCGGCCGACCGCAGGACCGACCGCATCCGGCCGTGCCGCTTGGTGAGCAGCTGGTAATGGTGCTGCGGGGTCAGCGCCATGACGGCGAACGCCTCGGCGATCACGCCGATCGGCACGTCAGCGTGGAACAGGTCGCTCATGGAGTTGACGAAGATCCGGCGCGGCTTCCGCCACGTCAGCGGCTTGTGGAGCCGGTCCTCGACCACCCGGACCTGCCCGGTCCAGTCGAGCCGGCCGGTCTCGTTCCGCTCGACCAGCCCGGCGTACGCGGCGGCGATCTTCGGGTTCGGGTTGCTCTTGCGGATGTTCGCCGTGGTGATGGCGTAGCAGCCGTCGCAGCCCTTGGTGACGCGCTCGCAGCCGAGGAGGAAGTTCCACGTCTCGTCGGTCCAGCCGATGTTACTGCTCACGCGATGCTCCTTGGGGGAAGGTGATGTGGAAGCCGTGCCCGAGCGGGCACGGGCGGACGGTGGGTGCCGCGCCGGTCGCGGCGGCGATCGACGCGGCGACCTGGACGGCGATGGACTCGCTGCCGAACCGGGCGACGCCGCGGCAGGGGCCGCAGCGGCGGGGCCGCTGGTGGCGGCGGGCGGTCCGGAGGCGGGGGCGGCAGCAGCCGGACAGGCCAGCACGGCAGCGGCGGCACCGGCCGACGAGGACGGTGTGAGCCACGGGTTTCTCCGATCGGTCAGGTGGCGCACGGGCAGAGGACAACGCGGGCGGGTTTGCCGCCTTCGGTGGTTCCGGTCCACACACGCCAGCCGGCGGCCCGGGCGGACTCCTCGCTGGAGCGCCGCCGGGCGCCGCATTGCTGGCAGGTCAGTCGCCGTCGTGGGGCGGCGGGCGGTGGACGGAACAGGGCTGGGGTGTGCACACCCCTCAGCCGGGCTGCTGCTGGTGGCGCTTGCCGTAGAGCCGGGCGTGCATGTCTTCGGTCCACCGGTGCGGGGGCAGCCAGTTGTAGAGCGGGGTGAGGTCACCTCCGGCGACGCGGGCGGCGTCGTCCAGGGCGAGGGCCTGAAGGTTGAGGTTGTCGGCGATGACCGGGTGGTCGCCCTTGATGCCCCGGGCCAGTTCGCGGCGGCCGTCGGCGGCGGCGCGGAACGTCTCGGCGAGGACGGCGGTACCGGTGACCTCGGTGAGCAGCTGCATGCCGGCGTCGAGGGTCTCGCGCGCGGTGGCGGCCTCGGGGCTGGTCGGGTCGAGCCACACGATGGCGGTGGGCTGGGTGCCGCCGTGGGAGTGGATGTGCTCGGCGTCGGCGACGGTCCGCCACACGACGGTGGACGGCCGGTCGGACAGCCACTGCACGAGGGCGCGGCCTCCGGGGAGGGTGGCGCCGTAGGCGACGGTCCCGGTGCCGGACATGCCGGTCGGGTCGGCGTCGCGGCGCAGCGCGAACAGGCGGTCGATCATGACGCTCCGATCAGGTCTGGGAGACGACGACGCAGGGCGGTCATCGCGGCCGAGGCTTTCCCACCAGCCCGCCAGCACCGCAGTCCCTGCCACTGCCGACGGGGGCTCCACCAGCGGCGGCGATGACCGCCCTGCGCGTGACAGCGGGCCCGCTGGTACGGGCGCGCTGTTGGAGGTCCAGGTCCGCCGCTCGGGCGGTGGTGGTGTGGCTCACCGGGGCCTCCTCGCGGTGCCGGGTCGCTCACCCGATACCGATGTATGCGATTCTATGCGACACCCCAAGGTGTGGCAAGCCTTCGGGCCGGGTGCCTTGACGGTGACCCCGTCCGGCCGCCCGCCGGGACGCAGCGGGCAGCCGGTGGGCGGGCAGTGCGCACAGACCTCCGCCTTGCCCGCCCCGACGTGTTCCATCAGCCGTTGACCAGCCGCGCCCAGGTCTTCGACCCGACCACACCGTCCACGGTGAGGCTCTTGGCCTTCTGGAACGCGCGCACCGCGGCGGTGGTCTTCGACCCGAAGTCCCGGTCGACGGCGACGTTCCAGCCGGCCGCGACGAGCAGCGCCTGCGCCAGCGCGACCGCGAACCCGCTGTCGCCCTGCCGGACGGTCGCCTGACCGGCGAGGGCCTTCGCCCACGTCTGGTCACCGACGATCCCGTCGACCGTGATCCGCTTGCGGGCCTGGAAGGACCGGACCGCCGCGTAGGTACGCGCCCCGAAGTCGCCGTCCACCTTCAACTGGTAGCCGTGCGCGACCAGGGCGCCCTGAAGCCGGCCGACCGCCGCGCCCTTCGAGCCCTTGCGCAGCGTCGGACGGCCGGAGGTCGACGGCTTCGGCGCGGGCGGCTTCGGCTTCGCCGGCGCGGGCGGCTTACCGGTGCGGTACCGCTCGTAGTCGGCGAGGATCGTGCTGTCGGCGTACTCGCTGCCCGGATCGAACGACAGGTGCAGGTGCACGTCGCCGCTGTAGGACGGCTTCCAACCGGTCTTCTGGTTGTAGTGCCGGTTGTTGATGTTCCAATACTTGACGTGCGGGTACGCGCCGGCCTTCAGCCGTCCGAGGAACCACGTCTCGAACTTCTGCGGCTCGGGCACCCGGCCGTCGATGGCGTACACCCAGCCCGACTTCGGGTAGACGGTCTTCCCGCCGATCACCGTGCTGTGGGAGCTGCGGGAGGTGTGGTCACCGGTGTTCTTCTTGTTCCAGTGCGCCGCGTTGCCCACCACGCCGAGGCACACGTACCCGTCGTCGGCCGACGCGGTGTAGAACTGCCACTCGTCCACGACCGGGCCGATCGGCCGCCAGCTGCGGGTCGTCTTGTAGTACGTGTCGTAGACCGTCCCGCCGGTCAGCGCGCCCATCAGGCGTCGCCTCCGTCGGCCGGCTCGTCGCCCTCGCCCTCGTCGCTGTCGTCGGCCGGGCACTCCGGCATCAGCTCGGCGGCGGCGTCGAGCGCCTCGTCGGTCTTCTCCCAGGGCTCGATGTCCGGCGCCTGGGCGGTGTCTTCGGTGATCGGGTCGGCGTCCATGCCCGGCACCATCACCCCGGCTGGCGGTTAACGTCCCGGCCCTAGATCAGCCGGTGGTGGACACCGATCCGACCTCCACGAGCAGGCCGATCATGGAGGACAGCGTGGCGGGGCTGGTGCTCGCGGTGTCACCGCCGTAGACGGTGCCGGCGGTCGCGTCACGGTGGCCGAGGGCCATCCGCAGGTTCGCGCTGCTGGTGTTGCGGCTGGTGCCGTGGTCGACGGGCTTCGTCCAGCCAGCGGCGAGGTTCAGCGCGGTGGGCGGGGTGCCGGAGCCGATCCGGGAGTGCACGTTCGCGAGGATCACCGACCCGGCGAGCGCGGCGGTCAGGGCAGGCAGGGCCAGGGAGCCGGCGTTCGCCGCGGTCGAGTTGGCGACCTGGCGGATACGGTCCGCTCCGCGCAGCACGATCAGCTCCCATCCGGCAGTGATCGCTCCGGACGGGGTGAGCGGCGGCGGGGTGTCACCGGCCTGCAAAACACGCGACCACAGGTAGAGGCGGGAGTTGCTGCCCTGGTCGAGTGGGGACACCGCCGGGTGTGGTGTCCAGTCCGGGAAGGGCGCGGACAGGGTGAGCGCGGTCGCGGACCCGTGCCCGAACAGCAGCGCGAAGTCCCCAGCCGCCCACCCGTCGGGGAACGCCAGGTCGAACGGGGTGTTGCGGGTGCCGCCGCCGGTGTTCCCGGAGGTGGGTGTGCCGACGACCGTGACCTGCGTGGCCGGCGGCCCGAACGGCACCGACGCGCCGGCGGCGTTGCGGTACCGGCCGCTGGTTGCTGCCACGACCAGGCCGCCTGGGGTGCGGTAGCGGAGACTCATGACGGCTGGATCCAGATGTCGCCGGGGTTGACGGTCGGGTCGCTGCTGCCGCCGATGTAGATGACCGCGCCGGTGACGGCCTGGTACTCGGTGCCGTTCCACAGCCGTACGGTGGGCCGGCTGCCGAGGCCGGGCACGGTCGGCGCGGCGGCGGTACCGGCGAGGTCCCCGGCGAGCTGCACGATGCCGCGCGTGCCGGTGGTGGCGTCGGGGAGCCGGGCCACGGCGAGGGTGCCGGAGCCGATGTCGGAGGCGGGGTGGGAGTGCGATGCGGCCGCCGCGCCCGCTTCGGCCGGGCTGTGTGTGTGGCTGGCGGGCGCGGCCCCGGCCTCGGCCGGGCTGTGCGTGTGGCTCGCTGCCGCCGCGCCGACCTGCGCGGCGGTGTGGCTGTGCGCGGCGGCTGCCGCACCGACCTCAGCCGCGGTGTGCCCGTGGCCTGCGGCGGCGGCCCCGACCTGCGCGGCCGTGTGAGTGTGTCCGGCCGTCGCGGCCCCGATCTCAGCCGGCGTGTGCGTGTGGTCGGTCGCTGCGGCGCCGACGTCAGCGGCTGCGAGAACGACCACGCCGGTGCGGCCGTTCACGGACAGCACCGCGTCCGCCGGGGTGGGCAGCTGCTTCCAGCTGGCCAGCGCCGACGGCGGGTCGGCGGCGAGGATCAGCGCGCCCGGCAGGTCGGTGCGGATCGCGACGTCGCCGCGCTGTGCGGCCAGGGCCAGCATCTCCGCCTCGCTGGCGACGGTGAACACGTCGGTGATCGCGAGGGCGGGCAACTGGCTGGTGGGCAGCACTCCGCCGACGAGCGGGCCGGCAGGGCCGCCTTCGACTCCGACGGTGGAGGTGGGCACGTAGCCGGGGTGGGAGTGGACGTCTTCGGCCTTCGTGGCGAGGGCCTCGGCGACTTCGGTCTCGGTGGGGTACCGGTCGTCGTGGTCGTGGACGGCAGGCGCGGCGCCGACGTCCGCCGCGGTGATCGCGGGTAGCTGGCTGGCGGTGAGCTGGCCGGACCCGTCGAGGGTGGCCACCCCACCGGCGGTGCCCTTCTCCACGACCGGCACGTACGGGTGCGCGTGGGTGGGGGCCTTCCCTGCGAGGGCGGCGTCTACCTCCACCTCGGTGTAGTAGCGGTCGTCGTGCTGGTGCACGGACGGGGCCGCGCCGACGTCGGCGGCGGTGAGCGCGGGCAGCTGCGCGGCCAGCAACCGTCCGGACCCGTCGAGCGGTGCGACACCGCCTGCCACGCCGACCGCGCTGGTCGGCACGTACGGGTGGGCGTGGTCGGCCGGGGCTCGGCTGGCGAGCGCCACGTCCACCTCGGACTCGGTGTAGTAGCGGTCGTCGTGGCTGTGCACGGCCGGGGCGGCTCCGACCTGCCCGGCGGTGATGGGCGGGAGCTGCGCGGCCGGGAGCCGACCGGACCCGTCGAGGGACGCGACCCCGCCGGCCTGGCCGCGCGCCGACTTCGCCAGGTACCGGTCGGACAGGTCGACGGCGCCGGTGAGGCCGTCCACGGAGTCGACGGCCCCGCCGCCGCCCGGTCCCCCACCACCGGCGGGGAGGTGCTTGGCGGGGACCAGGCCGTCCGGGCCGAGCGGGGCGACGCCGTCGGGCTGGCCGACCTGCGCGGCGAGGACGTACGAAACCGTGCCGCGGGACGGTGTGGCCGGGGCGAGGTCGGCCAGGTTGACGGTGGCCGGGCCGGGCGGCAGGTGGATGTCGTAGGTGCGCGGCTGCGCGCCGGTGATCCGCTCGACTACCCACCAGGTCACTCCGGCAGGGCTGACGGCCGGGCTGGCGACGGACGGCAGCTCCACCTGGAGTTGCCCGTCGACCAGCTCGGCGTCCACCTTCTTGGGGATGAGCACGAGGTCGTCGGCGGGCACCTGCACGGTGTCGCGGAGGCGGAAGGTGACGGTGCCGGCCGCGGGCGTGCCGCCCTGGTCGTCGGCCAGCTTGTAGGTGGCGTTGACGGTGACGGGGGCGAGGTTCGGCGGGTACGACACGAGGGGCATGGTGGCCGCTCGGCCGGGTTAGCGTCCCTGCTCACCGCCCGCTGGCGGGTCGGCAGTCGACGTCGAGGGCCGGTGGAGGGCACCTATTCGACTTCTGCGCTATTCGTCGATCTTGGCATTCTCGGTGGCATGCAGCCGGCACTACTAGGTATCGCCGGCCATGAGCTGCCGAAGGTGCCACCGGTAACCCATCTTCTTGATCACTACGCCTCCCACATCCGTCCGAGCCGGTCCTGCAAGGCGCGTTGCAGCAGCTG